AGGCGGGTTTCTCTCCCCAGCGTTTTTTCCCAAACCGAAAGGTCAGCGCGTTGTACATCGACCCCGAGATCGCACAGGCCAAGATCGCCGTGCTCGGCCTCGCCGTTCGCACCCATGAGTCGGGCCTCGCAGATGACGGCGCGACCGTCGTCGAGTCGGCCGAGCGGTTCTGGGCGTTCGTCGAGGACGGCGCGTGACGCCGACCGTCGGGCGCATCGTCCACTATCAACCGTTCTTCACGACCGAGCATGAGGCCGAGCCGCGCGCTGCGATCGTCACGGCCGTGAACGGCGACGGCACCGTGAACCTGTTTGTGTTCGGCCCGAGCCTCGGCGACACGCTCGGCCTCGACAGCGTGCGGCACGCCTGCAACGACGACCCGACCGAGGGTCGCTGGAACTGGCCGCCCCGATGAGCGCCTCTGATCGCCTCACCGAGGCCGAGCGCCTGGTCGACGCGCAGACGTTTGTCGACGGCGACATGAACCACGCCTACGTGCTTGCGCTGCTCGCTGTCGGCGGGCTGCTGCAGGAGATCGTCGGCCTGCTGACTGTGCAAGTCACCGCGGCGGCCCCCAAGACGTAGCAGCCAGCTCGCTGCTCGGTATGGCTCCACCGACTGAACGGGCCGAGGGGGGCTGACGTGATCCTGCGCGTGCTGCTGTTCGGCCTCGTCGAGATCCTGCGCGTCGAGGTGCTCGACCTGCTGCCGCTCGACGTCGAGCCCCCGGTCGACCCGCCGCGCGCCTCGGCGCTCGGTTTCGTGCTGCCGCCCCGCGACTGAGTGCGCAGCTAACGCCGGCAAAAACGCATCGCTGCACGTCGTGGTGCAGTTCTGCGCATTCCAGCAACGCACCTGCGCATGCGGTGCACAGATCGGAGGGCCGCGTGCACGGCTTCATAGATCCCGCGACGTATTCCGTCGCATTGTCCGTCGGCGTGTGCGCATACGCCGCCGCGGTGCACGGCACCGTCCTGTTAAAGCTCAAGAGGTTGGAGCACAAATTGGCATCACAGAATCAGGCGATCATCGACGGACTCAAGGCGGCCGTTGACGACGCGACGACCAAGATCGTCGATCGCATCAACGCGGGCACCCCGACTCCCGAGGTGCTCGATTTCAGCGGCCTGGCGACGTCCGTACAGGGCCTCGTCACGCTCGCCAACTCGGCGGCGCCCGCCGACGGCGGCACCCCCTCCACCGACGCCCCGACGGCGTCCTAGTTCCACACAGCAGCGGCCCCGCGTGCCCCTATCCCCGCGGGGCCGCTGCTGTGCTCGACCACCAGGAGCCCACCATGCAAGCACCGAGCACCGTCGAGGTGTCGTGCCCGGCGTGCGGCGAGCCGATCGTGCTCTCGCTGAGCCTGACGGCCGTCGACCCCGAGCCCGGCGATCCGGCTGCCTATGTCGACGTGTCAGTCGACGCTGAGCGCCGCGTGCAGTCGCATGGTGAGGTGTGCCCGGCGGGCGGTGGCCGCTGATGGCTGACGAGAAGCTCGACCGGCGCGACCTGCTCATGCGGATGCACGAACGGGTCGAGGAGGCCGTATTCAATCCCGAGACGCCCCCGCGCGATCTCGCTGCGCTGACGCGCCGACTCATGGAGATTTCCAAGGAAATTGAAGTGATCGACCTGCAGCGCGCGCAGCAGGGTGGCGGCGCCGCGCAGGCGCCCGCTGATGAGGCTTTCGATGGCGAGGACGTCTAGCCCCCGCCTTTCCGAGGTTGCGCGTTACGTCGTCAAGCCCGAGGGCATCGTGTCGACGTCTTGGCCGTCTGTGCGGCATGAGGTCACGGTCAACATGGGCCTTGGTTTCGACCAGTGGCAGGACGACCTCGGAAAGCTGATCTGCGCCAAGCGCCCCGACGGCCTGTATGCGGCCGACATGTTCGGCATGTCGATACCGCGGCAGACGGGCAAGACCTATTTTCTCGGCGCCCTGGTGTTCGCGCTGTGCAAGATGAACCCCGGCACAACTGTGATCTGGACGGCGCACCGTGTGCGTACGGCCGCCGAGACGTTCCGCAGCATGCTGGCGCTCGCCAAGCGCGAGGAGATCGCCCCGCACATTCTGAGCACGCCGAGCGGCAACGGCAAAGAGGCCGTGCACTTTACGAACGGCAGCCGAATCCTGTTCGGCGCGCGCGAAAAGGGCTTTGGCCGCGGTTTCGCCAAGGTCGACGTGCTGATTTTCGACGAGGCGCAGATCCTCACCGAAAACGCTATGGACGACATGGTCCCGGCGACCAACGCCTCGCCTAACGCGCTGATCCTGCTCGCCGGTACGCCGCCCAAGCCGAACGATCCCGGCGAGGTGTTCACCAACCTGCGCATGGACGCGATCAACGGCGAGGCAACCGACATTGGCTATATCGAGATCTCGGCCGACGAGGACGCGAAGCCCGACGACGTCGACCAGTACCCGAAGATGAACCCGAGCTACCCGCACCGCACCTCGCTGCGGTCGATCCTGCGTATGCGTAAAGCGTTGTCGTGGGACAGCTTCCGACGCGAGGCAATGGGCATCTGGGACAAGGTCGCCGTGCACGCGCAGGTGATCAAGGCTGCGCTGTGGCAGGAGCTTGCCGACCCGCTCGGCCCCGAGGACGGCGCCAAGCCGAACGCGCTCGGCGTCGACATGTCGCACGGCCGGGCTATCTCGATCGGCGCCTGCTGGCTGATCGCCGACGACGGCGACGAGCAGCGGCACGTCGAGCAGGTTTGGGCGGGCACCGACACCGCGGCGGCCGTCGATTGGATCGTCGAGCGAGCTGGTCGCCGCATCCCCGTGGTGATCGACTCGGCCTCACCCGCGGCGGCCCTGATCCCAGAGTTAAAGCGGCGCAAGGTGAAAGTGATCACCGGCACCGCGGCGATGATGGCGAAGGGCTGCGGGCTCGTCGAGTCGAGCGCAGAGAACGGCACGCTGTCGCACGGCGACCAGGACGAGCTAACCGAGGCGCTCAAGGGCGCCCGTAAGCGGCCGATCCGCGACGCGGGCGGCTGGGGCTGGGACAGGCGCGACCCGACGTCAATCATTCATCCGCTCGTCGCTGTGACGCTGGCATTGCTCGGCGCCCTCGACGCGCCGCAACGGCGAAGTGGCGGCGCCACTTTCGTGTGAGAGGGGGCCGTGTGATCCCGCTGTTTCAGGAGCCGACCGCAGCGCCGGTCGAGGACGAGGTCGAGTACGAGGGCCGCCTGACTGATCAGGAGATCCTCAAGCTGGTGCAGGAGATGTACACGCTGCACCTCGACGACCGCGGCAAGCTCGATCGGATCTACGAGTACGTCAAGGGTCGGCGCGGCCGTCCGAAGCTGCCCGAGGGCGCCTCGGATGAGGTGAAAGACATTTGCGCGCTGTCGATCAAGAACGTGCTGCGGCTGGTGCGCGATTCGTTCGCGCAGAACCTCAGCGCGACCGGGTTTCGCAACCTGTCGGCGCAGCAGAACAACACGGCGTGGGCCGACTGGCAGCGCAACCGCATGGATGCCCGGCAGGCCGAGGTGCACCGTCCCGCAGTGCAATACGGGGCCGCGTACGTCGTCGTGTCGCCGGGGCCTGACGGCCCCGAGTGGCGCACCAGGTCGCCGCGGCAGTTGCTCGCCGTGTACGACGACCCGGTGCTCGACGCCTGGCCGCAGTTCGCGCTTGAGACGTGGATCGCCAAGAAGAACGCCAAGCCGCACCGTCGGGCCGTGCTGTACGACGACATGTACATGTACGAGCTTGACCTCGGCGAGATCCCGGTCGTGGGCAGCGGCGACGGCGAGTCGGCGAGCAAGCCGATCAGTGTTCGCGGCATCGACGACGTAATCCCGCACGGCGCAACGCATAACGGCAAGCCCGTGTGCCCGGTCGTGCGGTTCGTCAACGACCGCGACGCCGACGACATGATCGTGGGCGAGATCGAGCCGCTGATCGGCATGCAGAAGGCGATTAACTACGTCAACTTCGACCGGCTGCTCGTCTCGCGTTTCGGCGCGAACCCGCAGCGGGTGATCACCGGATGGTCGGGCAGCAAGACCGAGGTGCTCAAGGCATCTGCGTTGCGCGTCTGGACGTTTGACGATCCCGAGGTCAAGGCGCAGGCGTTCCCTGCGGCCTCGCTGCAGCCGTACAACGACGTGCTCGACGAAATGATGCAGCACGTCGCGATGGAAGCGCAGATCAACCCGTCGACCGTGACGAGCATCTCCAACGTCAGCGCCGACGCCCTCGCGGCGTGCGAGCACAACATGCAGTTGAAGCTCGCCAACAAGCGCGAGAGTTTCGGCGAGTCGTGGGAGCAGGTGCTACGGCTGTCGGCCGCGATGGGCGGCAGCGACGCCGATACGGCCGACGACGACGGCGCCGAGGTCATCTGGCGCGACACCGAAGCCCGTTCGTTCGCAACGGTTGTCGACGGAATCGTCAAGCTCGCAACCGCGGGCGTGCCGATCGAGTTCCTGCTGCCTCTGGTGCCCGGCATGACGCAGCAACAGATAGCGGCGATCAAGGAAGCCATGCGCGGCGGCGGCACGCAGTCGCTCGTCGACAAGCTGCTGAGCCTGCCCACACCTGCCGAGCCCGACGCCCCGCCGCTGAGCGAGGCCGAGGCGAGCGCCGACAAGAGCGGAGGCACGCAGGGTGACGGAGGGGCCGCAGGCAGTACCGCAGTTTCAGGGGGCGCTGACACGTCTCAGCAGTGAGGTTGGGGGCGCCGTCGACAAGCTGGTGCCCCGCCTCGCCACCCTCACCAAGCGCGAGGGCCTGGCGTTCATCACCGACGCCTATCCGACGCTGATCGACCCGTTTCTGAGCGCCTCGGGTGAACTGACCACGCAGTGGTACGCCGAGCAAACGCCGGCGAAAGTGGTATCTGTGCGGGTCAGGGGCCAAAACGCCCTCACGCCAGCTAATTTCGTGCCTGAGCCGTTGGCGCTGCCCGCGAGCAGCCAGCTCGCTGCCTCGGGCCGCTGGGCGCTGCTGCAGCGCGACCCGTCGACTGCGCTCAAGGGCTCGGCGACCCGCAGCGTGTTCGCGCAGTCCCGAAAGACAGTGCTCGACAACGCGAACCGCGAAAACGTCAAGTGGACTCGGTACGCCTCGGGCAACGCCTGCGGTTTCTGCCGGATGCTCGCCACGCGCGCCCTCACCCTTGAGGAGAAGGGCGCACCGGGGCTGTATCACAGCGAGCGGTCGGCGTCGGAGAACGCGCACACGTTCGATCTGGTGCGCGGTCACGATCACTGCAAGTGCATCGCCGTGCCGGTGCGCAGCGGCAGCTACACGCCGCCGGGATACGTGCACGACTGGCTGCAGGACTACAACAAGGTCAGCCGCGACGACAAGGGCAACCTGCTGCCCGAGTGGACGATCGCCCGCCGGATGGAGGAGGCCGCCGACGAGCGCCTCGGCAACGTGCGCCGCGGCCCCGGCCGCCCCCGCAAGGCGACGGCCCCCGAGCGCGAGCCCGTAGCGGCCGACAGCCTCACGACACCCGAGGTTGTGCGCGGACGTGTGCAGGATGCGCAGCACCTCACCGAGAAGGGCGCACAGGCCGCGGAGAACGCCGCACAGCCGTTGCGCGACAAGGTGCAGACTGCGCAGCAGTTCGCGCAGCGCGCCGACGAGATCGCCAGCAAGGCCGCGCAGATCTCCGGTCAGGTCAAGCAGGTGACCGACGTCGCCGACCGTGTGCTCGGCGGCGCCGTGCCCGTGGTGCGCGACCTCAAGACGATTGTCGACGCGACCGACAAGGCGCTGCAGACGGCCTCGCAGGTCACCAGCGGCGCCGTGCAGGTGACCAACCTCGCCACGCAAACGATCGACTCGACGGTCGACATTGCGCACAGTGTCAAGCAGATTGCCGACGAGGTCGGCGGGGTGCTCGACGACGCGGCGGCCGTCGCCGTCGGCGTGCGCACGCTGATCACTGACACCGGCAAGGCTGTGCGCGACACCGCGCAGAACCTCAAGGGCGCGAAGGGTATCGACGGTTTCGCCGAGCAGATCGCCGCGGCCGTCGACACGGCGACGCAGATCCAAGCCGACGGCCTGGCGCTCGTCGACCAGGCCCGCGGGATCGTCGACTCGGCGCAGGGCATCGCGCAGGGCGTCAAGGAATTGCCCGACGTGCTGCGGCAGCCGATCGCCGACGCGCAGCAGATGGCGCAGGCGGTCAAGGATGCCGTCGCCAACGTCGAGCAGGCCGGTGACGACGCCGCGGGCGTAGCCCGTGCCGTGCAGCGCCTCGTCGAGGCCGTCGCCGACTGGCGCCGTGCCGAGCAGACCGCTGAGGCGGCCCGCCCGCCCGTGTTCGTGCAGTCCGAGCGACTCGACGCACCGAAGGCGATCGAGGCCGCACCCAAGGCCCTCGACGCGCCCGAGCAGAAGGCGATCGGCGGCACTGCCGAGGTACCAGCGATCGAGGCGGCGGCCCCGCTCAAGGAGCTACCCGCCCCGGTCGAGCCCCCGGCGCTGCCGCGGGTGCCCGAGCGCCTGGCGATCGAGGCCGCCCCGACGCCCGAGCAGTTGGACGATCTCGACGCCGCTATTGCCGAGCCGTTCGGCGAGCCCCCGGCGCCGGTCGAGAAGCCCAAGGCCGCTCGCAAGCCGAAGCGCACGATCGAGCAGGCCGAGGCCGATCTCAACGCTGCGATCGAGGCTGACGACGGCGACCTGATCGACAAGTACGTGGCCGAAATGGACGCGATCGAGGCCCGCGAGAAGGCCGCGGCGGCACGCAATGAGGCAGCCAAGGCCAAGCGCGCAAAGGCCCGTGCCGAACGTGAGGCGCACGCAGAGGCCGCCGACCGTGCCAAGTCGGATCGCATGGGCGAGTTGATGGATCAGGGATGGTCCGAGGACGAGGCCGAGGCCGAGGCGTTCGGCGTGCCGATCGAGGAAGTGCGCAAACGAAACTTCATGCGGCAGGCGCGATCCTACGGTCACAGCGGCAACACGTTTACGCAGGTGCTCAAGCAATCGTTTTACGCCGAGGTCGACGAGGCGTATTGGAAGGCCGAGGCCGCCACTAACGGTTTCATGATCGCCCGCAAGTACGTGGGCAAGGTAAACCCGGCGATGTTGTGGCACATGTCCGAACGGGACGCCCGCAAGTACATGTCCGAGGAAATGGCGAACTGGTTCGACCAGAACGGGCGTCTCACGTTCATGGCTTACCGGCAGTCGATCCTCGACGGGACGGGAAAGTGGCGCAACGCAATGACACCGGACTACAACCAGTGACCCCCGAGCAGCAGGCTTGGATCGCCGCGCGCAATGAAGGGCGCGCGGCGACACCAGGCGACCCAAACCCGCACGCGGGCAGTGGAATACCCGCACAAATGTGGATGCTCGGATACAAAACGATGCTGGTCGAGCAGATGAACCGCTCGCCCTCGTATCAGGCGTTTCTGCGCGGCCCCGACGCCGCCGACGCCGAGTAGCACTCACACCTTTACCGCGCCCGAACCGCTGACTGCGGCTGCCTGCGAACGACGACGCGGGCAATTTCGGCCGGGTTGATCGTCGGTCAAAACTCTACGGAGGCAACAAAAATGAGTGACGCAGTCACCGAAACGCCCGAGGGCGGCGAAGCACCCAAGGTCGACGAGAAGCCGACGACGTTCACGCAAGAGCAGGTGAACGGGTTTCTCGCCAAGCAGAAGCGTGAGATCACCTCGCAGTTCGCGGATTACGACGACGCGAAGGCCGCCAAGGCTGAGCTTGACAAGATCCGCGACGGCGAAAAGACCGAACTGCAGCGCGAGCGCGAGGCCCGCGAGGCCGCCGAAAAGCGCGCTGAGGCTGCAGAGTTCGGCTCGCTGCGCGAACGCATCGCCAACCGCCCCGGCAAGGTCGTGCCCGTCGCATCGCTGACCGGCAAGACCGAGGAAGAACTGACTGCGTCTGCCGACGCGCTGCTCGCGTGGCGCGACGAAAACGCCCCCAAGCCAGCCGATCCCAAGCCTGCGCCCAAGCGCAACCCGGCTGGCAGCGGCGGCGGCCTCAAGTCTGGTGCTACCGGCGCCGACGTCGATCCCACCGACAAAAAGGAGCTGGCTGCCAAGCGGCTGCGCCAGATGCGCGGCGGCGAGTAGCCAACGCCTGCAACAACTTCCGACGGGGGCGACCTCGGCGGTTGGTTCACAACACAACTGAATAAGGAGTAACGGCACATGGCCGACATTTCACGTTCCGAGGTCGCAACCCTCATCGAGGAGGCGTACGCCGATACGCTGCTCGCTGCGGCCAAGGAAGGCAGCACCGTGCTGTCTGCATTCCCCACCGTCAACATGGGCACCAAGACCACGCACCTGCCGGTGCTGGCGACCCTGCCCGAGGCCGGATGGGTCACCGAGTCGGCGACCGACCCCGCGGGCGTCAAGCCGCAGAGCAAGGTCACTTGGGCCGACCGTACCCTCGTCGCCGAGGAAATCGCCGTCATCATCCCGGTGCACGAAAACATCATCGACGACGCAACGGTCGCGGTGCTGACCGAGGTCGCCGAGTTGGGCGGTCAGGCGATCGGCAAGAAGCTCGACCAGGCCGTGCTGTTCGGCACGCAGAAGCCCGCAAGCTGGATCAGCCCCGCGCTGCTCCCGGCCGCGGTCGCCGCCGGTCAGTCGATCGCCGTCGTGGACGGGATCGCCAACGAGAAGGACATCGTCGGCGCAACCAACAAGGTCGCCGAGCAGATCGCCGTCGCCGGATGGGCGCCCGACACGCTCATTTCCTCGCTGGCGCTCAAGTTCCGAGTCGCCAACCTGCGCGACGCGAACGGCAACCCCGTGTTCCGCGATGAGTCGTTCGCCGGTTTCCGTACCTTCTTCAACAAGAACGGTGCATGGGACCCGGCCGCGGCCGTCGAGATCATCGCCGACTCGTCTCGCATCCGTATCGGCGTGCGGCAGGACATTCAGGTGAAGTTCCTCGATCAGGCGACCCTCGGCACCGGGGAGAACCAGATCAACCTCGCCGAGCGCGACATGGTCGCCCTGCGCCTCAAGGCCCGCTACGCCTACGTGCTGGGCAACAGCGCGACCCCGCAGGGCGCCGACAAGACGCCGGTCGGAGTCGTGACCCCCGACGTCACGCCGTAGTCCGTGCGTCTGTTCCAACACGCTTTGACGGGGGCGGTCATCAGTGCGCCGGTTGGCACGCTGCTGGCCGCCCTCGTCGAGGGCGACGACAACTGGACCGAGGCCGACGAGAGGGTGCTCAATGCTGGCAAGTCTCGACGACGTCAAGGCGGCGCTAAAGGCGCTGCGGCGAACGGATCTCGCGGAAACGGTAACGGACGAGGACGTAAGCGACCTGCTGCAGGAAGCGAGCGACCTGGTGACGGGTCACCTGTGGCCGAGCCTGGTACCGGACCCGACGCCACCGACGATCATCCGAGTGACGGCGCAAGTGGCAGCGGTGGCGCTGACCAAGCCGACGGAGATCCTGCCTGAGACGCAACAGCTTTCGGCTGACGGGTTCGGCGTGACGTTCACGCCGGGCTCGGGCTCGCCGGGCTGCTATCTCACGGCGGCACAGAAGCAGAAACTACGGCCGTTCCGCAGCGGCATGACGTCCGTAGCGATGGGCGGCGAGAGCTACTGATGTTCCCGACACCGTTCAAGGTGCTGCACACGGCAACGGTCAGCACCGGCACAAACTCGGCCGGGCAGGCGATTACTCGCCCCTGGACGGTCGAGCGGCGCATCACCAGCTTGCGACCCAAGCAGAACGACACGGCAGCCGCGGCGGCCCTGCGCGACCGACTGATCACCGAGTACACGATGGTGACGCCGGATAGCGATTGGCCGCACGGCTCGACCGTGACCGACTGGCGCGGTTGGAAATTCACCGTGCACGGCGACGTCGAGGATTTCAACGGCGGCCCGTTTGGTTTCACGCCCGGTTACCGGGTCACGCTGCGAAGGGTGGTGCAGAGTGCCGTACCGCCCGCTTGACATGCCTTTCAGCGAGCACGACAAGATCCGCAACGATCCGGCGATCACGGCCGCGGTCGAGGCGCTCGCGCAGCAGCTTGCCGCCAAGGCTGGCGCCCTGGCCGACGACCCCGACGGGTACAAGGTCAACGTCGAGCACGGCAGCGACCGGGTGCGCGCGACGATTCACGCCGAGTCGCCGAAGGCGATCCGCGCGGAGATCAAGTCAAGCCCGCTGATGACGATTCGCGCCGAGCAAGGCCCGAGTTTGGGGCCGCGGCCGTGACGATCTTGCTGCCGCCCGTCGGGCCGATCTCGGCGGCGCGCACGTATCTGCTCAGCGAGCTGGCTGCCCGCGACAACGGCCTGCCCGTCGGCGTCGAGCCGCCGGGTGGCGAGCCGCAGCCGTACGCGCTGCTGTCGCGGCCGGGCACGCTGCCCGAGGTGTTCCTCGGGCACTTCCTGCTGCGGCTGCGGGTGTTCGATACCGACGTCGTGCGCCTTGAGCGCAACGCCGATCTGCTGCACCGGCTGATGCTGCACGCGACGCACAAGCGCATCGTCGTGCCGCCCGACGACGGCGACCCCGGCGGTACCTGCTGGGTCACCGCGGCGGCCCATGAGTTCGGCCCGGCCGATCTCGACGACCCCGACGTGCCGATGTTCGGCCTGCATTCGGCCGTGTTCTGGACGATCGGACTCAAGCCGAGCTAACGCCGGCACTGACCTCGAGCACCCCCGCTGAGCTGCGGCAATGCGGGTTTTGCTCAAAAACCAGCAAACACCAGGCAAGACGCCCGCGAGCCAATCCCGGCCGGGGGTTATTCCGCATGCCCTGCGGGGCTGTAGTTAGGAGCAAGTGTGACAAACCCGACGCCGCCCGCTTCGTGGGGCGACTTCACCAAGGTGTTCGCGGCCTCGCCGTCGGACCTGGAAACCGTCGGCGGCCTGTGGTTCGCCCCGTTCGGCACCACGCTGCCGACCGATGTTGACGAGCCCCTCGCGCCCGCTTTCAAGAACCTGGGTTTCATCTCGGTTGCGGGCGTCACCGTCAAGTTCGACGACCAGACCAAGCCCATCGAGGTGTGGGGCGGCGACGAGATCGGCGAACTGCGCGACAAGTTCTCGATTCAGTACAGCATGTCGCTGTTTCAGGTGCTCTCGCCCGAGGTCAACGCCGCGATCTTCGGCGACGGCAACGTGTCGACCGCGGTTGCGACCGCTGAGCACGGCGCCCGCATGAAGGTGATGATCAACAGCAAGCTGCCCAAGCGTTGCAGCCTGGTGCTCGATTCCGTGTACGAGGACAAGATGATTCGGCAGGTTGCGCAGATCGCGCAGAAGGCGGGCCTCGCCGACCTCAAGCTCGTTCACAACGAGCCGATGGCCTTTGAGCCGACGTTCAAGGTGCTGAAGGGCACCGACGGCAACCACGTCATCCAGTACAGCGACGACGGCGTTATCGCGGTCTAGCTGACCTCAAAACTGCTGCGCAGCACCTTATGTCGGCCGTGACGGTCACACGCTGCGCAGCCCCTTGACCGGCACGCCGCGCGCTTAATCCTGGTGGGCGCGCGGCGTGCCTCACCAAACCGCAAGACACACCAGGGAATTACCAGGATAAACACACCAGGAGGTTGTATCACCATGAGCGAGAACATCACCGAGGCACCGGCCGACGACCAGGTCGACGAGGTCGAGCCGATCGAGGCCCCCGTCGATGAGCAGACCAGCATCGCGCAGGAGTGGGCCGAGGATTACCCCGAGGGCACGCAGTTGTTCGTCGGCAAGTTCGACGCCGAGGATTTCGACGACGAGTACGGCGTCGCCGAGTTCCCCGAGGGCGCCACGATCGCCGTCAAGCGTTGCCTGCGCAAGCCCCCGCCGGGGTGGATTCGCCAGCACTCGCACCTGTCGGACATGCAGCGCACTTTCGCGCTGATCGAACTGCACAGCAGCGCAAGGGCGTTGGAGATCCTCGACAGCCTGCAGCAGAAGCCGTGGGATGACTTTGTCGAGGCGTGGGGCCGCGATGGCGGGCTGATCGAGGGAAAATCGCGCAGGTCTGCGCGGCGCTCCGGTCGGTAGAGAAACTAGAGGACGCGCTACGGCGCGACCTGCTCGTCATCAACCGCGGATACGACGACGGCACGCTTACGTGGGATGAACTGTACGCCTTGGTTTTCGCAGCGCCACCGGGCACGGCTGTGTACCACGCCTTTGAAAAGGGCTGGACGACAACCGACTATCTGCTCGCGCACCTGATCGACGGTCAGAACTGGCTCAACTGGACGAAAACCGAGGCGGCAGAGAAGAACCCGAAAGCCCCGCCCGAGCGATTCCCGCGGCCTGGTGACGAGGCCCGAGAGAAGAAAGACGACGGCACGGTATCGGTCGGTACCACCGCGGCGACCAAGACGACCGTCGGCAATTTCCTCAAGATGCGCGCCGAACGCGAGAAGCGTTGGCGCGAGAAGCACGGGCAGAAGGGCGATTAGAACCATGTCGGCGACCTACTACCTCACCGTTCTACCCGAGACGAAGCAACTCGTTTCGGGCATCCGCGACGCGGTACAGGGCGCCAACCGCGACATGGTCGTGTCGCCCAAGTTCGACACCAAGGGCGCTGCGGAGGCCGGTCGCAAGGCTGGCGCCGACGTGCAGTCAGGGCTCGACTCGTCGGCCCGTGGGGGCGGTTTAGGCCGTTTCCTGCGGGCCGACGGCGCCCGTTCTGCCGGGCAAGCTGCCGGTTCCGAGGTCAACGCCGGGCTGGAAAGCTCCAATATCGGCGGCAGCCTCGGCTCGCAGCTTGGCCGCAACATGCTGAACGGCGCCGAGTCGGTCGGCCGCAACGTCGGCAGCCTGATCGCAAAGGGCCTCGCCGCAACGGCTGTCGTGGGCGGCGGCCTGGCCGCGGCTGGCATCGCTGGCGCACTGCACGCGGGCATGTCTCGCTTGACGGCGATCGACGACGCGAAGTTCAAGCTGCAGGGCCTCGGTAACGACACGCAAAAAGTGCAAGCCATCATGGACAATGCACTAGAAGCGGTGCACGGTACCGCATTCGGCCTCGACGAGGCTGCGACGACCGCGGCGTCGGCGGTGGCCGCCGGGATCAAGCCCGGTACGGAACTTACGAATTACCTCAAGCTCACCGCTGATACGGCGGCAATCGCGGGCACCTCGCTGGCCGACATGGGCGGCATTTTCAACAAGGTGCAGACCGCTGGCAAGGCGTTTACCGGCGACCTCGACATGCTCAGCGACCGCGGCCTGCCTGTGTTCACGTGGCTGCAGGACGAGTACAAGGTCAGCGGCGAGGCCCTCAGCAAGATGGTCAGCGAGGGCAAGGTCGACGCGCAGACGTTCCAAAAGGTTGTGGCCGAGCACATTTCGGGCGCCGCGCAGAACATGGGCGGCAGCATCCGCGGTCAGTTGTCGAACCTCAAGGCGGCGTACTCGCGTTTCGGCGCAGAGCTGGCTGGTCCGATCTTCTCGGCCGTCTCGCCGCTCACGACGGCGTTCACCAATGCGTTCGACAAGATCACGACGGCGATCAAGCCGTACACGGCGAAGCTGACGGCGATTATCGGGCCGTGGTCGCAGCAGATGGCCGACAAGCTCACCAGTTGGCTGAACAACGGCGGCATTCAGAAGGGCCTCGATTGGTTCGGGCGACTCGTCGACCGCGTGCAAGCACTGCGCACCAGCGGCGGCCGTAACGACGCCCTGGCGTCGATCACCGAAAGCGTCAAGCAGATTGGCCCGGCGCTGCAGCAGTCAGGCCCGGCCCTGACGGCGTTCGGTTCATCGTTCGCGGCGTTCGGTCAGGCAATCGCTGCCGTCGGCCCCTCGACCCTGTCGGGTGTGCTGACCCCGGCGCTCAAGCTGCTGGCTGGCGGGCTCAAGTTCGTGGCCGACAATGCGTCGTGGGCGGTGCCCGCGATCGGCGGCCTGGTGCTCGCGCTCGGCGGTTTCCGCGCGCTGGAAAAGACTGTTGCGCCTGTGGTTTCGGCACTGAACGGCGCGTTTAAGATCATCAACACCCCGGTGATCATCGCGCAGACGGCGGCGATGAAGGCGCAGGCCGCGGCGATGACGGAGCTTTCAGCGGCGCTCACCGGCAACACTGTCGCCGAGGGCGCCAACGCTGCGGCGACGGACGTCAATACCGTGTCTCAGGCCGCCAACCGCTCGACGTCGATCGGCTCGGCTATCGCGCTGCGCGCACAGGCCGCCGCGACAAAGGTCGTGACGGCCGCGCAATGGCTGTTCAACGCTGCGCTCGACGCAAACCCGATCGGCATCGTCGTGGTGGCAATCGCCGCGGTGGCCGCGGCGCTGTGGGCGTTTTTCACGAAAACCGAGACGGGCCGCAAGATCTGGGCCGCGCTGTGGGGCGGCATCAAGGACGTTGCCGGTAAGGCGTGGGATTGGATCAAGGACACGTTCGGCAAGGCGTGGCAGTCGATCCAGCCCGGTCTAGAGAAGATCGGCGGCATTGCCCGCGAGGCGTTCGGCGCTATCGGCGACGCAATCAGCAAGGTGTGGAAGTTCATTCAGCCCGCGGTCGAGTGGCTCGGCCGTCTGTGGATGACTGTCGCCAAGATCGAGTTTCACGTCGCTATCGAGGCTTTGAAGGGCCTCGGCGCCGTGATCGGCTGGCTGTGGACAAACGTCGTCGTGCCCGCGTTCAACGGCATTGTGCTTGCGGTGCAAGGCTGGTGGTCGGTCACCAAGGTTGTGTGGGACGCCGCGAGCACGGCGATTCAGTGGGTCGGCGACAAGATCGGGTGGCTGTGGCGCAACGTCGCGGTGCCCGCGTTCGACGGCATCAAGCTGGCCGTGACTACCTGGTGGGACGGCGTCAAGTTCATATGGGATCTGTTCACCGGGGCGCTCGACAAGATCGGCAAGGGCGTCGGCATTTTCAAGGACGGGATCGTTACGGCGTTCAACGCCGTGAAGGACGTCATTACCTCGGTGTGGTCGTCGATCGGCGGTATCTGGGACAAGATCGTGAACGGCATCGGCACCGTGACCGACGCACTCAAGGGTGCGGGCGGCAAGGTGCTCGGCGCGCTCGGCCTGGGCGGTGGCTATACCGGCGGTTACGTGACGGGCGGCAGCGTGCTGCCTGGCTACGCCGACGGCGGCCAGATCCGCGGGCCTGGCACCGGCCGCAGCGACTCGATCCTCGGGTTTCCTGCGATGGTGCGGGTCGCCAACGGCGAGTGGATCACCAATGCTGTTGCGACGGCGCAAAACCTGCCGCTGCTGCGCATGATCAACAGCGGCGTGCCGGTGTGGCAGATGCTCAAGGGCCTGCTGCCTCGGTTCGCCGACGGCGGGCTCGTCTCGGCCTCGGATCTTGAGCAGTTCGCGTCGGGCGTCGAGGGTGCGCCGTACGTGCGCGGTGGCGTCAATTGGGGCGACTGCTCGGGCGCTGTGTCGGCGATTGCCAACTATGCGACCGGGCGCGACCCGTTCGGATCTCGTTTCGCTACGGGCTCCGAGGGCGACGAGCTTGCCAAGCGTGGGTTTAAGCCGGGCCTCGGCCCTGCGGGCTCGCTGTCGATCGGGTGGTACAACGGCGGGCCGAGTGGCGGTCACACGGCCGCGACGATGCCCGACGGCACTCACTTTGAGATGGGCGGGGCGCGCGGCAACGGGCAGTACGGCGGGTCGGCGGCCGGGGCTGATAGCTCCGAGTTCACCAATCAGATGCACCTGCCGCCCGAGTGGTTCACGGGCCTGGACGGCGACGCGAGCACGGTCGGCGGCAGCGCCTCGGCGACGGGTAGCAGTGGCTCGTACACGGCGGCGACGTCGCAGCAGCTAGCCAGCTCGTCGCGTTCGGTCGACTCTGCGCGCACCAGCGCCAAGAACGCCGACCAGGCGGTCGACGATGCCACGTTCCGGCAGAAGCGAGCGCACGATCGGCTCGCCGAGGCACAGGCCAAGGGCAAGGGCGTCGAGGACGCTCAGCACGCGGCCGACGTCGCCGACCGTGAACTGAACGACGCGAAGGAGCGGCAGACCAAGGCTCACGATCGGGTCACCGACGCCGAAAACAAGGACGCCGAACTGCGCACGAAGGGCAAGCAGGGTAAGGGCTCCAATTCGTCACAGAACGGATTGAGTGGCTCGGATCTCGGTAAGACGTTCGTGTCTGGTGTGTTGGAGTCGATCGGCCTCGACGGGTCGCTGTTCTCCAATCCGCTTGAGTGGCCGACGGTTAAGTCGGCGCTCGCTGGTGTGAACTTCCTCGGCGGCATGTTGTCCGGTAAGGGCAAGGATGGCGACGACGGGGGCGCGCAGCAGCCGGGCGGGTTTGTCGACGGCGTCGCCGACAACGTCGGCCTGGGCGGTCTGCTCTCGATCCTGCCCAAGACGGGCGACGCCGAGCAGGCGGGCAGCCCCAAGCTGGCGCCCGGCGATCTCAACCCGTCGGTGCACCAGGGCAGCGGAATGCTGCCGGGGCCTGGTGACGCGCTGTCTGCGTTCGTTCCGGCGGTGCCGAACATCGCGCAAGGCCAAGGCGCACAGGTGGATAACTCGATCAACATCAACGGCCCGGTCGGCATGAGCCCCGGCGCCGTGATCGACACCGTGCACAGCGAGCAGAACCAGCGCACCCGCACGACCGCAGTCAAGTAGTACAGCTAACGCCGGCGAGGCGCCGTATTTGGTCCCTGACCTGCGGCGCCTCGTCGGCACAGCAAACACATACAACTGAATACGGAGGGCTGCTGTGTCCGATATTTCGACGGGCATCCACGATGACTTTTGGCTCGACCCGCCGAAGTACACGCAGGACGCATACGGCAATGACCTTTACCTGCCAGAGAACCCGTCGCATCCGTCGTGGCGGCGCATGTCCAACTGGCACGACCTCGGCCCGAACGGCGAGCGTCTGAGGTCCGACAAGACCAAGTGGGTGTACGTGCACCCGAGCAACAACAAGTTGTGGCAGTTGCGTGGCGGCGCCGAGGGCCGCGAGGGCGTCATGCTCGCCCGCGAGCTTGAGGGTGTCGACGATCTCGATTACGAGATCCGTTACAGCGAGGGCGCTTACACGATCGGCAGCAAGCCCGAGCGGGTCGACTACAAGATGCGCAAGGTCAACGCGGGCGTGCAGATCCAGCCCCCGGCGAACCCGTGGCGCCCCGAGGAGCCAAACGGTTTCTCTTACGGCCTGATTCACGCATCGTGGAATGCCTCGCTGTCTGAGAAGGTGCCCGGTTTCCTCGGGTGCTTCACCCGTGTGACCGGCTGGCGGTGGCTGCCGGTGCTCAAGGCCGCAAGCAAGGTGACGTTTAGCACCGACCCGCGCGCGTTCGACAACAACAGCGTGACACTGCCTCTCAATTTTGAGGCGCCGTGGCCGATGTTCGCCAAGCGTGCCAAGACGAAGCTGTGGCAGGCGACGCTCGACGACCTCGACCAGCACGGCCTGGCGCACGGCACGATCGCCGTCGGCAACGCGGGCACGTGGGACTCATGGCCGAAGTACCTCATCACCGGGCACGGCGACGTGCAGATCGAGGACTACGGCACGGGCCGAATGATCGACATGCCAACGTTTTACGCGAGCGATGGCTCGTACATGTTGGTGGACACCGACCCGACGAAGCGCACGATTACGACTGAGTCTGACCCGGTCGACACGCAGCTTTACAAGTACCTGCGCAACTCGCAGTTGCTCGACATTCTGCTGCACGACCAGCTCGCTGCTCAGTTGCCTGCGCAGCGGCGCATTCCCGGCGGTATCGGTTTCGACGGCAAGGTGCCGCCGCAGACCATTGCAGCGGTCAAGGTCACGCACAGCAACCCGAACGGGTCTGTGACCATGTACATGCCGCAATACTTCCGCGGGGCGTGGTCCTGATGGCGTCGCTGCTCTGGACGCCCCCGACGATCGGCGCTAACGGCGTCCCAGATCCCACCAAGGCGCCTATTTCGGCGTTCCGGTACCTCGATGCCAAGCGGATGCTGCTCGACGAGGAGGCGCGACAGAAGCCGCTCATTCGCCTGTGGGACAAGCGATTGCAGTACATAGGCACCGTCGCTAACGAGGAGTCGGTCAACGCCGAGGAGATGCTGCACGACACCGGCACGGGCGAGATCGTGCTGCAGCATGACGACTGGCTGGTGCAATTCCTGCGCGATCCGAACGAGGTTCGCAAAGACGAGGACTTGCATATCACGATCGACCCCTACCCTCACCGTCGCAACTGGCGGTGGCGGTGGAATGCGAAGATCACGAACGTTCGCGTCAAGCGGGGCGAGGACGGCCTGACGAAAGTCACGTTTGAGTGCTCGCACAACCGCGAGCACTGGAAGCACATTTACCTGGCCGCAACGCCTTTCAGCGCGCCAGAGATTCAGCCTTTGCGGGCATGGATCTTGCCGGGCAACACGCGCACGATCATCGCCACGACGGGTTTCATCAACCTGGCGCGCAACTACTGGCCCTTGCTGGCGTTGCCCTCGCAGGTGATGAACCCCGGCGCGTGGACTGGCGAGGCGAGCAACCTGGTCAACCTCAACCCGCTGAACTGGCCGGTTCAAATGCAGTTCGTCAACCCGCTTTTCGATCAATCGCGTACGAGCGTGCTCATGTCGCGGTGGTCGAGCGGGCACGACGTCACGCAGTCGATGCTCAAGGACAGCGGCTGCAATCTGAGGGCGTACATGTGGCTGCCCGAGGACGAGGACAGCCCGCACCCCGAGCTTGCGGCGATCGTCGGCGAGGCGGCGGCCCGGCCGACGCGCGCGTGCATCGTTCTGGCAGTTGAAGATAACTCGGATCGCACCGGATGGACCGGCACGGCCTTTGACGGTTTCATGCAGCTTGCTGCAGTCACGGGCGACGACCTGGTAACGGAGACAATCTATCCCGTCGATTCCGACGGCGACGGCGTCGACGATCCGGTGATTGCGAAGCTGCTCGGCGCGGCACCTGCCAAGCCCACCATTGCATTTCGGGATACCGAGCAGTCAGCCATCATCACGTCCGAGCATGCGATGTTCCGTGCCAAGGCGGGCAAGATCCTGACCGGCGGCAAGTCACCGGGCTGGGTCAATCAGACGCAGACATTCATGATCAAGTATGCGCTGAGCCAACTTTCAGAGTTGATCTCGCAAGGGCCGTTTGCGGCGCAGGTGCCTGGTACCCCCGGTTTGGAGGAGCTATACCAGAATCAGGCCGACAACATCGCCCTGGCGTACATGCAGGCGACCGACCCGGTTCGGGTGGATCGTCAAGGGCCGTACGGGTATTTGGAGCATTTCGAGACAGGATCAGGCTCGGCGTACACGCTCAGCAGCCCGCTGACGTTGCGCGAGGGCTGGTGGAAAACCCGCCCGTATCAAGCGTTCAAGGTGTCGATTCGTAACGGCGGCAACGGCCTTTACCTCTACACCGACTTTGACCTTGCTACGCGCTGCCTGTTTGAGATCGACGGCGTGCTGTACACCGACCAGGTGTCGGCCGTCCGTCTCAAGTACGACACGACGACGCCTAAGACGTTCGATCTCTCGATCGGCGACGACGCCGAGTCTGAAAATCCAATGGCCGCAGTGCATCGCACGGCCGCAGCAATGTGGTCGGCGCTCGGCATGCTCATGGGAAGTGGGGATATGTTCTGATGCAGGACTACAGCCAGCCGCCGCAGTTGCCTGCGATGCCCGAGTGGGTCGAGTCTGACCTGTCTCGGGCAATGGCCGACATTGCCGAGGCCCTGCATTACCCCGTCGACAGCAAGGGCCGCGTGTACGACGTGCGGTACATGCTGCCGGTGCTTGCGTTTCACCTCGCGCGAGCTGGCTGTGTCGTCGACCCCGCTCGGGCTGTCATCAAGCAGCGGCGCCTGCCGCCGACGCCGGGCGTGGTCGAGGACGCGGTCGAGTGGGTCAGTCCTGACGCCCCGGCGTCGATCGACGACGAGCTTGCCGGGGCGACGATCGACGACATTCCGCGGCTGTCTGCGGCGGCCCGTGCCGAGTTCATCCGGCGCCTTGGCGGCGACGGTACCCGCGTGCAGCCCGACCCCGACGAGGTCGACCTCGACGACAAGGTCGGGTGGCACGTGCAGACGTCGATTCAGTTCGACGACGAGCCCGATAGCAAAGTGCCGGCTCAGGTCGGTTTCATGGCCTGACCTGCGGTAACCCGCTGAGTCAGCAACACACAACTGAATAGAGGAGACATGGCGCAAGCCTTGATGACGGGCGACGCTACGGCGCTGTTCCAAACGCTGCTCTCGGCAACGTGGATGGGCATTGTCGTGGACAGCGATACGCCCGGCGGCATGGCGGCGACACTGGAAATGGTCGACGGCGAGGCCGTGATCACCACCCCGGTGCTCGTCGGGCAGAAGGGCGATAAGGGCGACCCGGCCCCGATCGTCGATCTGCAGTGGCCGCCCTTGAGTCAGCCCGCCGATCTCGCTAAGTACATGGCGGGCGGCAGCGAGGCACTCACCCCGGCCGACAAGGGCAAGGGCTGGTGGATCGGCACCGTCGTGTACGTCTGGGACGGCGCGCAGTTTCAGCAGGTGCGACCAGGCCCGGCCGGGCCGACGGGCGCGACGCCGCAACTGACGGTCACGTGCGAAGTAATCCCCATGTCGGAGCGCACCGCGACGACCAAGGATGAAGTGATCCGCACGGGCACGGATCAACAGCCGCACCTGCACCTGCGGCTGCTGGCGCCGCAAGGCCCCGTGGGGCCGTCAACGAACATTCTCGACGCCCCCGACTACGACAACACCACGGCGCCCGACGACGGGCAGACAATGGTGTGGTCTGAGGCTCACCAGAAGTGGGGGCCGTCGGACTTCACCGCGAAGCACCCCCGGCTGTATTCGATTCCCGAGGAAGCGTTTACGGCGTTCACCGGGCTGGCGCAGCGGCAGACAATTCTGCAGTTCACGATCGAGGCGCAAGACTTTGCGTGGACGCCGCATATCACCGGGCACCTGAAAGCCTTTGGCGTCGAACTGGATACCGACCCGCTGACGATCGGCTGCGAGGTGCGCCTCGGCGACCCGACGTCGGGCACGCTGGTGGCTCGCGGTTTCGGCAATATCGCCAACTGGACGAACATTTCACCGCACTACTCGTCGAGCGCCGACACGACGAGCGCCGTCGCACCGGACAACGGCGTGGCGACGATCCCGGCCGGTCAGCAAGCAGTGATCAACGTCAACCTGTACAACGACGGCCTGCTCGGCGCGTACGTGTTCAACAAGACCGGCGCGCAGTTGGCGATTCTCGTTGTGCCGCAAGGCGAGTAGGGGAGGGCACCAGGATGCCGTACACCAAGACGCTAGCCACCGTAGTGCCGCTGACGGTCGACGACGACCTCGACACGGCGCGGTGGCTCGCCCGCGAGTCATTCGAGAACAAGGCCGCCGCGCACGGGCTGCAGATCGTCGAGTACAGCGAGAGTGTTCTCGCCCTCGACGAGATCCCGCCCAAGGCTGCCGATCACCTGCCGTTGCCGTTGTCGGCGTACACGTTTCACCGTTTCGTCGGCACGGCGCGGGTCAACGAGACGCTGCTCAAGTGGTGCCAAGCCGAGAGTGACCACCTGCACGGAAAGGTGACCAGTGGCTAGGGCACTCGATAGGCGGCAGTTGCCGATCGACCGCAACCCGCTGTGGTCGATCATGTCGGGCGGCGTGGGCAACCTGCCCAAGCTCGACGCGCAAAAGCTCTGGCAGGGCTGGCTCGATTCGTTCAAGCTGTTTACGGGCATCGACCTGTCGTCGCCCGTGAAGCTCGTCGAGTCGATCGGCGACAAGATCGGCGAGGCCCTCGACCCGGCGGCGCTGCTGGCGAATATCAAGGCCGCGACGGGCCTCGACCTGTCGTCGCCGCAGGCGCTCGTCGACTCGATCGAGGACAAGCTCGGCGAGGCGCTCAACCCGGCGACGATCGTCGCGCAGATCAAGACGGCGACGGGTATCGACCTGTCGTCGCCCGCGGCGCTGGCGGCCTCGCTGGGCTCGCTGATCCTCGGCGGCGACGGCGGCGGCGTGATCGACCCGAGCCGACTGCCGCAGATCCCGCTCGCCAATATCGTGCAGATCGTCACCAGCTTGCTGCCTGGCGGCGCGATGACGGGCCTCGATTCGGTGCTCGACGAGCTTGGTCACTGGACGTACGACGACTCGCACGGCGAGGGCGCGGCGAAGGTGACGGCCGACGGGGCGGTGCACGACCTGTACTCGGGCGACCTGATCCCGGTCGTGGCGGGCGACGTTCTGCACCTCACCGGCAAGGCGCGGTGGGACGGGCTGGTGGCCGCGGGCAACGTCGTCGAGATCGGCGTCACCGGGTACAGCGACAAGCTCGGCAAGACGACGGCCGGTCGGATCGCGGCGGCCTGGCCGGTCAACCCGAGCGGCACGCTGAGCGACTGGCAGAACCTCGCCGGGCAGATCACCGTGCCGAGCGGTTTCCTGGCCGTACGGCTGCGCCTGACGGTCACTGACGGCGCCACGGCGGGCACGGTCAGCTTCACCCCGCCGGATGCCAACAAGGGCGACAATCTGCTGCCGCTCAACCTGGTGCAGGATCTCCCGTCACGACTGGCGGCGCTGCTCGGTATCGACAAGTGGCAGCAGTTCCTCGACTCGGTCAAGGGCGGCAGCGGCGGGACGATCGCCGATCTGATCAACCGCATTGTGCACCTGGGCGTCGATGGCTCGTTTGACGCCTCGCAGCTTGTGAACGTGCCGAACATGCCGACCCTGCCGGGCAACAAGGTGGGCGGCCTGATCGGCGGCGCGGGCGATCTGCTCGGCGACGTCGAGTCGCATATCGACAACGTCGTGAACCGCTTTTTCGGCATGTTCGGCAGCGGTCACTCGACGTCGGACGCCGCCGCGGCGATGGGCGCCATTTACAACCAGGTGCAGGCGACTGCGCAGACCGTGCAGGACATGGTCGCCGCGCAGACCGGCGACTCTCACTCGGGCAAGTCATACAGCGTCAAATTCGCCGACTACCCCGACGGGCCGTTTCCGAACGTGTTCGACCTGACGTACTCGGGCGCCGGTTCGGGCTCGCTGCAGATCAGCGGCGGCAAGGCGCATTGGAACGAGGTCGCCGACGGCGATCGCATGGTGATCGGCAAGTACAACCAAGGCAACACGCTGACCGATTACCAGAATATCCAAGGCACGCTTGCTAATCCGATGGACAACGGCGCGTCTAACTGGCTGTTCGGCCGGTGCGACGCGGGCAAGCAGAACCTCGTTTACGCCAAGGGCACCCGCAACTCGCTGCTCGATTTCCGGGCCGAGCTTGGCTGCTACGTCAACGGCGTGCCGTACGTGTTCGCGTCGAACGTTCCCGCTAATCCGAACTTCAACCTTGGCGTGCGGTTGGGAACTGACAAGGGCCTGCGCAACTTTCAGGTGATCTCGGGCAATGACGTGATCATCAACTACACCGACTCGGCGGGTGTCTCGCAGGTCGGCGCCGACAAGCGCGGGTGGGGCTTCGTCTCGCAGACGGCGAGCAGCGGCGGCAACGTGCCCGCTGATGCAGTCGTGGTCAGTTGCGCCGACGCCGACCCCTCGGGGGCGACCGGCTCGGGTGCCAAGATGTCGCGGCACAACACGGCCGCGGCGACGATTCAGGGCGGCCGTGTGCTGGCGCCGGTCAACTATTACGACACAAAGGAATTGGCGACGCCGGACATTCTGTGCGACGTACCTAACGCCAAGTTCACCGTGTCGCTAGCTGGCTGGTATCGCGTCGAGATCGCGTTTCAGATCAACAGCCTTGCGTTTGCGTCGGGCTGGAATGTCGCCCCGGTGCTGTTCAAGAACGGCACCGCGGCGGCGATCGGCACAGACGCCTATGCGTTCTACTACTTCGGCGTTGGCGCCGGGGCTCGGTACGCGCAAACGAGTTTCGCTGTCTACCTGAACGCGGGCGACTACGTGCAGGCGGGCTATGACGCCTCGGGCGTCCTGTCGTGGATGGTCGGCGACACCCAAGGGCTCGGAACGTATTTCGGTATCACGCTTGAGAATAGGAGCCTCGGATAGTGGCAGAGTTCGATAACACCGAGCAGGTCGTCAAGGTGATCTCTCAGCACCTCGGCACCGACGTGACCGACGAGCAGGTCGCTAACGTGCTCGCCGCGTGGAACGCCGTCAAGGCAGGCGACCCGGTCGGCATGGTGCGGCGTGACGCCGACACCGGCAAGGTCGCTCACCGGGTCGAGTTTCAGGGCGTCGCGCAGTGGCGTGTGTCGGCGATCGGCGGCGACCAGTACAACGATCTGCAGCCGACGCTGCCGTGGGCGGTCCTGTTCGATCCGAGCACCGTCGCACCTGCGGCGGCCCCGACGAGCGCAACGTAATGGCGTGGGCGGCAACGCCCTCGCCCCGTCAGGTGTTCAGCCGCGGCTGGACGACGTCGCCCAAACCGGCGGCGTCGCCCGGCCGTGCCTGGTTCGCAGGTGTCGAGCAGCTTGCCGTCGCGCTGAGTGTGTCAGTGCCCGAGGCGGCGCTCGCCGTCCGTGCGACGGCCGCGGCGCTGTCGGTCTGCGAGGCCGACGCCCTGGCGGTGCTGCACGCTACGGCCGGTGGGTCGAGCGCGAGCATCACGACCGCGGCGGCGCTTGAGCACCTGTGGGCTGACGCCCTCGCCTCGTCGGCGAGCACCTCGGCCGCGCAGGTCGTCGTCGAGGCCGTCGCAGCCGCGGCGGGTGTCTCGATGCCCGACGCAGCCGCGGCCGTGCGAGCGGCGGCAGCAGCCAGCTCTGTGAGCACCCCGGCGGGCGGGGCGGTATTCCATGCGAACGGCCCACTTGGGCAGTCGTTCACGACGGCCGGGGCGTTCTCTTACACGATCCCGTGGTGGGCGTACTCGATCGACGTCGTGCTGCTCGGCGCGGGCGGCGGCGGCGGCAACGGCAGCCTGTTCCTGCCCGGCACGGGCGGCAACGCGGGCACGTGGGTGGTCGTCACCTTGGTGCGCGGCGTCGATTTCGCGTGGACCGCGACGACGATCACCGGCTCGGTTGGCACGGGCGGGGCGGGCGGTTCGGCCTCGGGTGGCGCCAACAACGGCGGCGACGGCGGGGCGACCACGATCCTGACGCCGGTCGCGCGTAGCGCAGCGGGTGGTACCGGCGGCGCCGGGTGGGGGAATGGCACGCGCAACGGCGCGACGCCGTCGCCTGCAAGTCAATCGCTGCACGGTCAGAGCTATGCGGCCGGGGCGGGCGGCAGCGGTGTCGGTACGGCGCCGGGCGCTGGTGGCGCGAGTGTGCAAGGTACGCCGTTCGGCAACACGGCCGGTTTCGCCGGGGCGCCGGGCCGCGCGTGGTTCTACGCCTTTCAGTAGCTAACGCCGGCGAGCACCTTGAGAACCCCCTCTGAGCTGCGGCGATCCGCCGTATCGGCTCAATTCAGCAAACAACTTAATAGGAGCATCCCGTGGCATCAAGTGACGCATTCAAGCTGAGCGTGCTTGCGTCGATTCTCGCGCAGGGCAACGTGCTTAGCCTGCACAGCGCCGATCCCGGCACGACCGGCGCGAGCGAGATCTCGGGCGGCAGCTACGCCCGCAAGACATTCACGTGGCCCGCCGGGGCGATCGTCGCCGGGGCTGCAGTGTCGACGGCCGCCGCGCAGCAGATGAACGTGCCTGGCGGCGTGGCGATCACGCATTACGGCATCTACAGCAGCGGCGGCATTTTCCAGTACGGCAAGGCCCTCAACCCCGGCGCGACCCTCAACGCTGCGGGCGTAATCGACGTGACCCCGTCGCACTCGTACAGCGGCACGCAGTAGCGAAAGGCGGTCAGACAGTTGATTACTCGCGCAAACGTCGAGGCCGCTAAGGCGCTCGTCGTCGCCCGTATCGGCGACCCGTACGCCTACGGCGGCATGTTCTCGCCGACCGACCTCAAGCAGGGCACCGACTGCTCGGGTGTGTGGAATGACGTACTCGGCATGGCGGTGGGCCGTTTCCAGTGGGGCCGCGAGGCCGAGGGGGCGACGACCGAAAGCTATCGGTATATCCCGATCGGCGGTGTCGGCCCGTTCGGCACCGTGCGGGTCGCCAGCCCGGCCGACATTCCGTCAAACGCCGTCGCCAAGTTGGCATTTCACCATGAGGGCAACGGCGGCGCCTCGTCTCACATGTGGGGCGAGTTGGACGGCATGCGGATCGAGTCGGCGAGCAACCCCAAGGGCCTGTGCACGGCGCCGACGGCCTGGGAGATCACCAACCCGTACGCGAACGCCTGGGCGTACCTGCCGGGGCCGATCGCCGAGGACGGCACGCCCGTTACGGGTTTGGAGCCGCCCGACACGCTGTACGCCGACGTCAGCGAGTGGCAGGTGCCCGTAACGGACGCCTACACCGACGCCGGGTACCGGGTGATCTGCATTCGGTCGAACGACGGCACGTACCGAGACAAGAACTGGCAGACCAACTACCCGTGGGCGAAGGCCGCCGCGGATGACGGGCGCCTGCGCATGTTCCTGGTCTATTTCGTGTGGCGGCCGAACTGGCAGGCCGCGGTCGACACGCTCAAGTCTCAAGTGGGCGACCCGCATTCGCGCATGGCCGTGATGATCGACGTCGAGTCGTGGGGCGGGCAGATCATCGGCGATCAGTCCGACGGCATCAACGCCGCGCACGCGCAGATCGCCGGATGGCTCGGCGACCCGCGGCGGGTGATCGGCTACGGCAACACGGGCGACCTCAACAGCCTGTGGCCCCGCAAGCCCGACGGCCTGCGCCTGGTGCTCGCCGCGTACGGCAGCAATCCGAGCTACCCCGGCAAGATCGCGCACCAATACACGAACGGCGGCGGCTACGGCGGTGGATTGGCCGAGGGCGCACCACCTTTCGGCAACTGCGACATGAACAGCGCCGACGGCCTCACAGCGACAGCGTTCGCGGCGGCCCTCGGCATCGACACACAGGAGGACGATCCCTTGTCAGCACTCACCGCGGCCGAGCAGCGCGAACTGCTCGACGCCGCACGCGAAACTCGCGCGCTCGCGCGGATTCTCGCCGATCAGCGTTTCGTGTCCCGCAGCCCGCTGCGGCACCTCGGCGAGGGTGAGACGGAAACGGCCGCAGGGTTCGGCCTCAATGTCGACGGCAACCTGCACGTGGTGCTCGTCACCGAGCTGGCTCGCCTCGGCGACCCGGTGTCGCTGGCCGTGCTGCATGAGGTCGCCGGGGCCGACCCGGTCAAGTACCCCGATCGTCAGGGCGACAAGGCGCTCGCGCAGCGCATTCTCGCCAGCTTGTCGGCACCGGCCGAGCAGCCCGCGATCGAGCCCCCGCCGGTCGTCGAGCCCCCGGTCGTCGAGCCGGTCACGCCGACGGCCCCCGCGGTCAAGGTGTCGTGCCAGATCGGCCCCGGCCCTTGCGTTCTGGTCGCCAACGGCGGCGACGGCACGTGTGCGCTCGCGGGTGACGTGTGCGTGCTCGCAAAGGGGTCGCTATGAGTAAGCCTGTTCTGCTGACCTGGTCGGGCACGGGCGCCGACATGTGGACCGGGTACCCGGCTGACCTCGCGCGGCGCATGGAGGATCTCTGGTACTTCCAGCCGGTCAACTACGGCCCGAACGGCATCCCGGCCGTGTTCCCTATGGGGCCGTCGTGGCTGCAGGGTGTCGAGGAGGGCGTGCGGCTGGTCTTTCAGCACGAAAGCGACCCGCAGCCGCCCCCGTTCTACGGCGTGTGCGGTTACTCGCAGGGCGCTATGCCTGCGGCGCAACTGCTTTGGGAGTTCCGACAGGGGCGCCTCAAGCAGTTTGAGCACAAGCTGCAGGCCGGTGCGACGTTCGGCAACCCGTTCCGCGAGGCCGGGCACGACGGCGCGGGCGCCGGTATCGGCGATCAGTTGATCGTCGGTACGCCCGACTGGTGGGTCGACGAGGCCGAGCCTGCCGACATTTACACGTCGGTGCCCGTCGGCGCCGGGCTGCCCGACCAGGTCGCCGCGGACATGCGCGCGATCTTCAAGCTGGTGCAGTTGCGCAACATCGGCGACGTGTTCGGCGCCGGGTCGCTGCTGCCTACCGTGATGGGCATTCTGCAGTCGCCGCTGCAGCAGTTCCCGGCCGTGGTCGAGGCAATCATCAAGGGCCTGATGTTCGTTGGCGCCAAGCCTGCGACGGCCCCGCACATCGAGTACCACATTCGCCAACGTGCCGGTACCGGCATGACGTACTACGAGCACGCCGTCGCGCACATGCGGGCTCGCGGTGCGGTTCTACAAGCAGCGTGAGGAGGCTGTTATGAACAAAGTCGCTGAGACGATGGGCGGCATGTTTGACAAGGCTCGCCGCGCGGTCGTCGCGTTCGCAAACGAGCGTCTCGGCATCCGCACGTGGGAGGATCTGCGGCTGCAGATTCACGTGCTGAGCCCGTTCGCCGTCACCGGCATGGTGACGTGGGGAATCGCCGACAAGTCGCACGCGCAGTTGATCGTCGGCCTGGTGCTCGCCGTCGCAAGCCCGGCGCTCGCCACGTTCAACACCCGCGACGGGTTCCGGCGTTGGGTGTACGGCATCCTGCCGCCCGTGCAGGCGCTCGTCGTCGGTTTCGGGTGGGCAACGGACAGTGCACTGACGCCGGTCATGGCTGCGATCGTGGCGCTGCTCGGCGGGGCGTTGGCGGCGACCAACACCCGCTCGTCGAATGATCCGAACGGCCGCGACATGGCCTCGATCCCGGCGCACGCAGCATGACGCTCGGGCCGCAGGAGTGGGTTTCGATTGCCGCGGGCTCGTCGCTGTTGACGGGCCTCGCGGGCAATCTGCTCGGCCGCAAGCGCGACAACTTCTCGGCCCTCACCGAGGCGTACGGCACGCTGATCGAGCGTGTGACGGGCCTTGAGACGCGCCTCGACACCGTCGAGACGAAGTACGACGCCGAGCGAGCGGCGCACGACAAGGAGCGCGACGCGCACGCGCACACCCGCAGCTTGCTGAGTATCGCAATGGTGTTCATCCGCAACGTGATGAATTGGGGCGCAGGCGATCGTGTCGGCCCGCTGCCGGTGCCGCCCGCTGAACTCATGGCGGGCGAGTGAGCCTGGCCGACCGGCTCGGCGACCCGGCGCCTGCACCGTCGACCGACTGTGTCGTGTGCCGCTGGCTCGACCAGGCCGACGAGGCCGACCGGGTGACGTTCGATCGTTGGATCGCCGAGGGCGGGTCGCTCTCGGCGCTCTGGCGTTCCTGCGCAGGCGATCCTGCCAACCCGTTGCCGATCAAGCGCCCTCGTTTCAGCGAGCTGGTTAACGATCACCACCGAGGAGGATCGCGTGTCACTGTCGGATCGACTGGAAACGCCCGCGGCGCCTGACGTCCCATATCGGCCGTCGGTCGAGTTTGACAACCGCGGCGCCGTCGTCGAGACGGGTCACGTGGCGGCCGAGCCCGGTCAGCCGATCGAGTACGCCGAGATCCTGCGCAGCGTCGGTAAAGATCCCGAGCGGTGGCGCATCGTCGAGGTGCTGCGCGAGTCGCACTGGCAGACGTATGACGAGCGGTGGCTCGCCGCGTACCGGCTGCGCTGTGAGCCGATCGACGACGTCGCGGCGCTGTCGGGCCTTGAGTCGCTGATCGCCGAGGCCCGCAAGGTGCCGACGGTCGACGGCCCGGCCGAGGGGCCGTATTGGTACGTGTGGCAGGCGGGCGACCTGCAGCTTGGTAAACGGTCACGTGACGGTTCAACCGAGGAGATCGTCGAGCGGTTCGTCGGGTCGCTGGCCGCCGCGCGTCGGCAGTTCAACTCGCTGGCGGGTCTGGGCATCGCGGGCGTGCAGATCAGCATGCCCGGCGACTGTATCGAGGGCGTGGTGTCGCAGGGCGGCAAGAACTCATGGCTGACGCAGGAGACGGTCACCGAGCAGTTCCGGCTGCTGCGCAGGCTGATGCTTGAGGCGGTCGACACGTTCCGCTCGGCGCCCGAGGTGAAGCTCGACGTCGTCGGCGGCAATCACGACGATGCCAACCGCGCGTGGAACACCAAGCCCGGCGACAATTGGGCGACCGAGGCGGCCTGCGCGGTGCGCGACGCCCTGGCGCTCAACGCCGCCGCGTACGGGCACGTCGAGGTGCGAGTGCCTGAGCCGTGGTCGGGCTCGATGACCGTACCCGTCGGCGACAGCGTCGTGACCGTCGTGCACGGTCACCAGTGGCGCAAGGGCGCGGCGCTGAACTGGCTCGCGCAGCAGGCGGTGCACATGCAGCCCGCCGGGGCGGCGCACGTTCTGCAGCATGGGCATTGGCACACGTGGGCGCTTGAGGGTCACAAGGCCCGCACGATCGTCTGCTCGCCGACGTTCGACTGCGGCAGCGATTGGTACCGCGAGCGGCAGGGCGGCGAGTCGGTGCGCGGCGCCGTCACGTACCTGCTGCGCGGCGGCGAGGTGTCGAACATGAGCGTGCTGTGATGCGGTGCTCTGACAAGGCGTGGCTTGCGCTCGGCGCTGGTGTCGTCGCCTACGAGATCGCAGCGCCCCGAGGCGAACTGCTCAGCGAGGGCGTCGACCGCTACCTGTCGCGGCGGCCGTGGACAACGCACGCCGTCGTCGTCGGCCTGGCCCTGCACCTGCTCAATCTGCTACCCGAGCGCCTCGACCCGCTCAACCGGCTAGCAGCAGCGTTCGGGCGATGACGCCCGGCGGCAAGTAACCCCTTCAACGATCGGAGATCCCTTTGTCCCTTCCTGGTAACGGCGGCCTGTTCGGCGGCCTCGGCGGCGGCCTGCTCGGCGGCCTGCTCGGCAAGATCCTGAGCGGCGGCCTCAAGGGCAGCACCGGCTCGACGACGCCCGGCGGCCCGCTCGGCGGCCTGATCGGCGGCGTGCTCGGCGCGCTGTTCGGCGGCAAGAAGTAGCAAACGCCGGCAAAATCCTCGAGCACAACCGCTCACCTGCAACGATGCTCTAAAACGCCGGTTCTCGGCAAACACGTGGCGCCCCTCGTCGATTCGTCGGCGGGGGGCGTTTTCGTGTCTCTGTTGACGCGACAACAGGGGGCGCGTACTGTTGACCCTGCAACACCCCCACCGATCGGATAGGAGCCGACGAAATGACAACCGCGACAATGACAATGGAGGCCGCGCAGATGGCGCGAGGTATGCAGGTCAACGTCGGCGGCCGTCGCCGCACAATCCCGGCGATGAACGTCGCACGTTACGAGAACATGGTCGAGCAGATCGAGGCACTGTACCCCGGCCCCGAGCGTGCGCATGAGCGCGACGCGGCGATCGAGCAGGTGGCGCTGTACCTGGTCGACGAGGCCGAGCCCGAGACGGTCGGCGCTGCCATGCGTGAGGCCCGCGAGGCGTACGAGGCCGCGATGGCCGCAACCAAGGCGTACGTGCTGCTCGCCGTCGAGGACGACGCGACCGAGGCGGGCCTCGCGCGTGGGCTCGGTATCGACCGGCTGACCGTGCGCAAGTACCGCGGCAAGCAGGATCGTCGCTGATGCCTGCGAGCGGGCTGCAGCGCAAGCCCGAGGTGCTGCCGGTGTTCTCGATCGCCGTCGGCGAGATCGTGGCCGAGGCGCGCGCGGCGGCCCTCGTCGAGCGTCGGCGCCTGGACGCCGAACGGCACGCCCGGCGGGTACGCCGTCGGTCCTGAGATCGCTACGAGTAGTCTCGTTATCGAGACAAACGGGGATAGGAGCCCACCATGACCAGAACAGCGAACGGTCTGCACCTGACCAGGGCGCAACTGATCGAGGCCGCGCGCGCCGAGCGGCTGGCGCTTGAGCAGGACAACCTCGCCAAGCGCCGCGAGATCACCAAGCTGCAGCGCGGTATCGACGACAACGACGCGCGGCTGCGAGCGATCGAGGAGACGCTCGGTCACCTGACCTAGCCAGCTCACTGAACGAGGCCCCCGTCGAAATGTGGCGGGGGCCTTGTCGTGTCGCATGTGCAATGTTGACAGTTCAACAGGCGACACCGTAAGCTGTTGACAGTTCAACACCACGGGATAGGAGCCCCTGATGCAAGAGCACTTTTACCTCGGAACGCATGAGCCGTCGTGGCTGCGCACCGCGGGCGTGCCGCTGTTCGTCTCGCACCGTCGCCTGATGCGCCTGCGCACGGGCCTGCCGGTCGCCGCTGAAAAGTGGGCGCTCGACTCGGGCGGGTTCTCCGAGCTTTCGATGTTCGGCGGGTGGCAGACGACGGCCGCCGAGTACGTCGCCGCGGTCAAGCGGTACGACGAGGAGATCGGCAAGCTGGAATGGGCCGCCCCGCAGGACTGGATGTGCGAGCCCGACATGATCGCCAAGACGGGCCTGAGCGTCGCCGAGCACCAGCGCCGCACCGTTGCGAACTACGTCGACCTGGTCGCCCGCTGGGTCGACGTGAGCGATTCTGAGGTGCCGTTCATGCCGGTGCTGCAGGGTTACGCCGTCGAGGACTACCTCGCGTGCATGGATCTGTACGCCGAGGCGGGCGTCGACCTGGGCGCCGTGCCGCTGGTCGGCGTCGGCAGTGTGTGCCGTCGCCAGCACACCGACGAGATCCGCGGCGTGTTTGAGGCAGTCCTGTCGCGCGACCCCGGTCTGCCGGTGCACGGTTTCGGCGTCAAGTCGCTGGGCCTCAAGGTGTACGGCGATCTGCTCACGACGGCCGACTCGATGGGCTGGTCATACAACGCCCGCAAGAACGCCCCGCTGCCGGGTTGCGATCACAAGTCGTGCAGCAATTGCATCCTGTGGGCGCTGCGGTGGCGCGAGAAGTTCGTCAAGGCCGCCCCGGCGATCGTGCACCCCGACACGGTGCTGACCCGTTGGGCGGCGGCCCTGCTCGACGACGACGAGGCCCTGACGCTGTTCGACGTCGCATAGCCAGCTCGCTGAGGCGCCCCCGGTGATCACTCGCCGGGGGCGTTCTCTATTCCTGGGTTTCAGGGCATAGCTCTTGCTGTGCCGCGTAGGCGATCCCGTCGGCCTGGGCGCGCGTCATATCCGACACGTGCCAGAACAGCGACGTGGCGACGACCTCGCGCGGCGTGCCTTGCTTCAACTCCATACACACGGAGCGCCCGAGGTTGAGGGCCTGGCTCTCGTCGAGTATGTCGAGGCCGTAATCGACCGACAGCCGCGTGAGGTATCCGGCGGTACCGGCGTGAGCGGCCGGTGCGAGGGCGACCGCGGCGGCCCCGAGGAGCCCGACGGCAAGGGTGGTTTTCACGTCGTCAATTTTACGACCGCGGCCTGCTCAGCAGTGTTTTTGGGGCGTGTACCCGAGGGCGTGTACCCGACACGCGCAGCCTGTTCTGCACTGTGGGTACACCTTTGGGTGCACCCCGTATACCTTACGAGCCCGCTCGGAATGCAGAAAACCCCCTGTGACCAGGGGGTTTTCGTCTGTGCGCCGTCAGGGTTTCGAACCCCGGACCCGCTGATTAAGAGTCTGTCTGTTACGGTTGCCCAACAGGCATTTTGCCTGGTAGAAGGTCTGAACGGTATTGCTGTCCACTACTGTCTAGCACTGTCCAGACTGGCGTAAGGTACACACTTGAGGTACACCGCATTGGGTACACACGGGTACATAGGAGGTACACGGTAATGGTCGCAAAAGCTCGGCGAGCGCGGGGCGAGGGTGGTCTGTTTCAGCGGGCTGACGGCAAGTGGGTCGGGCGGGTGTACGTGCCCGGCCCCGACGGCACGCGCGAGCGCAAGCAGATCGTGCGGCGCAGTCAGGCCGACGCGATCGAGGCCCTGGACAAGCTCAAGGCCGACGCCCGCACGGGTCGGATCTCGCCGTCGGGCGCCTCGGCGTACACGGTCGAGAAGTGGCTCGCGCATTGGATCGACGACATTCACCGGGACAACCTCGCGCCCGGCACTCACTCGGATTACAAGCGAGTGATCCGGCTGCACATCAACCCGCAGATCGGCCGCGTGCGCCTCGACAAGCTCACCAGTGAGGACGTGCTGCGCATGCAACGGACTGTGCAGAAGGCGACGACGCGCACCGCGCAGATCGCGCACGTGGTGATCAACCGCGCACTGACTGACGCGGTCGCGTGGGATGCCGTGCACCGCAACGTCGCGGCGGTCGTGCCGACGCCCAAGCACCGCACCAAGAAGCGCAAGGGATTCAAGACGGACGTCGCCCGGCACATCATCGCCACCGCGCGCGAGGTCGAGCACCAGGCCGTGACGCCCGGCTATGCGACGCGCTGGGCCGCCGCGTTTCTGACCGGCGCCCGGCAGGGCGAGCTATTGGGCCTGACCTGGGATCGAGTGAACCTCGACGAGGGCACGATAGATCTCGCATGGCAGTTGCAACAATTGGAGCAGGCGCACGGATGCGGCAGCCAGCTCGCTGATGAGTCGTGGCCGTGCGGCAGAAAGCGCCCCGGCTGGTGCCCTGATCGGCATTGGGATCTGCACCCTGGCTTTGAGTACGAAGTGGTGCACCGCTCGCTGTGTTTCACGCGGCCCAAGACCGACGAGAGCACGCGCCTGGTGCCGCTGGTGCCCGAACTGTGCACGGCACTGCGCACGCAGCGCGCAACTGCGCAGCCCGGTGTGCACAACCTGGTGTGGGCCTACGCAGACGGCCGCCCGATCTCGCCGCGGGATGACTACACGCGGTGGCAGGCGTTGCTCGTCGAGGCGGGCGTACGCAAGGCCAAGGAGGACGGAGGCGAGGCCGTGCCGCTGCACCAGGCCCGCAACACGACGGCGACCCTATTGCTTGAGGCGGGCGTGGACGCACACGTCATACAGTCGATCGTCGGGCACGCCGACGTCGTGACGACCCGCGGGTATCAGCATGTCGATCTGTCGCTGCAGCGGGCTGCGCTCGGCAACCTGCGCGGCCTGATGACAGCGTGAAAGGTGAGCAAATTGTGACGCGCGCGTCAAACATGCCTTTGCGTAGGAAAATTCAGTTTGCAAAGGATACTCTCAGCATCACTATGGCTGAGGTTGATAAGGAAGACCCCGACGAGAGCGTGCGAAAGTGGCGCGCTGCCGGGCGTTTCTACGCCAAGCAGGCGCAGGAACTCATGCTCGATGCGGCCGACGACGAGGGCACGGTCGACGCGACCGACGAGCATCACGTGCGGCGTATGTGCGACGTGTCGGCGCTGACGGGGCTCGCCACGATGTATTTCGCAATGGCGCACGACGTCGACTGTTTCGGCAAGCTGCCGCCCGCGGCGCACGCCGCCGACGACGGCGAGTAGCGGCGACAAGACAGCCCCCGGCGTAATCGCCGGGGGCTGTTTGCTGGATTGGAACTGCAGTGCAGGTCAGGGGCTAAAAGTGAGGCGATGCCGGCGTTAGCTGGTCGCCGTCGGGCTCGTCGTCAAGCTGCTGCTCGCCGCAGACGCCCGCCGATGTGAGCGGCCGGGCGTGCACCCGCTGCCGGTGCGACTCGATCGTGTCGCTGCGCAGTTGGCGCCTCGTCGTGCGCGTCTGCCGCAGCAGTCGCCGGTACCCGCGCATCTTGAGCACCCATGACAGCGCCGCGGTGGCCGCGACAGCGATCGTGAACGAGGCCCGCAGCACCACCGGGATCTCGTCGAGAAGCTGGCCGGGCGTGAGCATGTCGGCGACGCGCAGCGCCGAGCAGGTGAGACTGAGCCCGCAGGCGAGCAGGTACAGGTTCGTGATGACGCCGCCCCCGCCGGTACGCCGCACTGTGAGCAGGACGTGCACAAGCAGCAGCGTGAGGTACAGCATGGCGCCGAGGTACAGGCTGCGATAGACCAGCGCCCACGCGCCCGAGCCGTGCGACATGACGTCGAACGCGAGGGGCTCGTCGTGCAGGTCGGTGCTCATGTACATGGCGCTGATCATCGACGGCACTAGGAGCGTGACGGGCTGGCGCACCAGGGCGTCGAGGATCTCGGCCCGCTCGACGTCGTCGGCGACGCGATAGAGCACCTGTGATAGCAGCGCGAGCGTGCCCGCGACGTAGCACAGTTGACCGGCGAAATTGTCGAGGTATCCGTAACCCGTGGCGTGCCAGAGCAGTTCACCGACGTTGCACTCGTCGCTACTGAGGTAGGTCGCAAGCCCGAGCAGCAGCACGGCAGTAGTGGCTGCTACCTCGCCGGGGGCGTGCCACGTGCGACGACGGATTACGAGCGAAACGCCGACGGCACCGACGGCAAACCATGTGAGGGTCACGGGCACACTGTACGACGTGTCCCAGATCTGGGACAAATGACCCGCATCACAGGACTGCGGGCAATCACAGGCCCGACACGTTCGCGCGTACGGATAGATCAGATAGCTTGCGGCGCTGACGCTTTGGGGCGACAGACGGCGCCGTGGTGATCGGCCGCGCGGCCGTGCGAGGTGCTGCGGCGGCCCCCGCGCGCAGGGTGTCGGCGTAGGCGAGCACCGACTCGTCACTGATGACGCCGAACCGCGCGAGCAGGTCGACCTCGTTTATGTCGAGGTTGCGGGCGGCCCGCACCAGGTTGTCAGGACAGATGAGCTTGCCCTCGTCGATCTGCGCATAGTAGCGAGATCTGCTGATCTGCAACGCTTCTAGGATCTCGCGCAGCTTGAGTGGTCTACCTACGAGGTAACCGAGTACCGCAGCGAGCGACTTGCCGCTGTCGTCCATTTCGTGCCCTTCCCTACCCCCCCGACGCGACACGCCGTCGTGTACGGCGTGTCCTGATGCGAGCAGATTAGTCCAGTTTTCAGGACAAAGCAATCACTTTGGCAGACTATAAGAATGCTCTGAGCAGCCTTAATTTACGAACTGGCAGTTTTGCAGTGAACTGACCAGTAGTAACGGGATCTGTACCGACACTCCCAGAACTGCATCAAGTGTCCTGAAAGCAGGACTACTCGTGTACGGTTCCCAACCGTGCCAGAAACAAAACATCAACTGCGTTGGAAGCCGGAAAGCGTTGCAAGCTGCCTCGGCGACAACGGAATTAGTGACCGTCACCAACTAGCCAGCACGATTCGCGTAGGTCGCTCGACCGTGTACTCGGCGTTTGACGACGCCTGGTCGGGCATCGCCACGCATGGCGTGCTCGCGGCCCTCGCGGGCACGTTCGGCGTCTCGATCGGCGATCTCGCCGAGCCCGTGGCAGTCGCATGACGGCCCCCGCAGTCGTCGTCGAGGTCGAGCCGCTGCTGCTCACCCGCGAGGACGCCGCCCGCACCCTCGGCCTGTCAACCAAGGAGGTCGACCGGCTGCGCGCATCCGGCGATCTCATGCCGCGGCGGCACGGCCGCAAGGTGCTGTTTCCCCTCGCAGAGCTACGTCGGTTCGCCGAGGGCCTGCCCGTCGACCTGCTGACCAAAAAGGAGACCGAGACATGCAGTTAGGCAAGCACATTGAGGTGACAAACAAGCTCAAGGGCGAGCGCGACCAGGCGGTCGCCGAGCGCGACGCCGGGCGCGGCGTGATCGCACGGCTCGCCGATGAGCTGGCTGCTGCGCTGCTCGCACGCGCCGAGGACAACGTGCACGCGGCGACTGTGATCGCGGGCCTGGCCGACGAGCGCGACCGGGCGCTCGCTGACTACGCCGAGGCCGACGCCGCGCACCGGGCGTCGCTTGAGGATCTCGGCGACTTGCACCGCGAGGTCACCACGCTGCGCGAGGTGGTCGACGAGGCGATGGGCGTGCCGACGGTCAAGGCCGCCGCGGTGCTGCGCGAGGAGCCCGACATGGAGCGGTACGGGTGACCCCCGAAACGACACAAGCCCCGCACGCGGCGGGGCCTGGCCGACACAACCAAGGGATAGGAGCCACTTGTTATGTCTTGCAGGATTCTACGGTACGAGCGCCTCATTTCACCGGACGACCCGACGATTGCGCAGCAGGTCGAGAAGCTGGTCGGCGCGCAGATCGACGAGGTGCTGAACGACCCCGAGGCGGGTCTGCCGGTCGTGCTGTACGGCCTCGCGTTGGAGACGGCCCTCACGGTCGAGCACCTGGTCGAGTTGTTCGTCGCCCGGCCGATCGTCGGCCTACTCGCGGCGGTGGCGCGATGAGCCCGGCGCCGTACTGCCTGCCGTGCAACGCGCATCACGTGCCTGGCAGCACCTCGCGGTGTGAGGCCGAGCGTCTCGGCGCGCTGCTCGGGTGGGCGCTACTCACGCTCGCAATGGTCATCGTCGGCCTGGCGCTCGGCGCCCTGTCGGTCGGGACGTGGGGCCTGTGAGCTTCTGCATCGCGTTTGGCGCCAAGCCGCCGCGGGCGCTCGCCGACGGCCGCGAGATCGCCGACGACTGCCTCGACTGCCAGCGCCCCGACAACACCTGCCCCGGTCACCCCCTCTCACGAAAGGCAATCAACCTGTGACGTCAACCGAGGTCGCTGCACGCCGGGCACGCAAGCGCGAGGAGCGCAGCCGGATCGCAGCGAATACCGGGGTGCTCGATCTGTTCAAGCCGAGGGTCGGCGAGGTCGCCAGCACTGAGGAGGTGTGCAGGCTGCTGGCGATCGAGTCGCGCGGGTCGCTGCGCAACGTAATCAACCGTCACGGTGACGAATTGGCTGGTGACGGGTGGGATAAGACCGCGGGCACGTTCACTCGCCGGGCGATCATCCGCATTGCACTGATGCTGCGGGCGTCGTCGTCGCCGCGGGCGGGCCGCATTGCGATGGCCGCCAAGGCTGGCAGCAAGGTGATCAGTTTCGATCACGCTCCGCTGTCGCGCATGACGCAGGGCGTGCTCGATCGGGCGTACGAATTGGCGGCGCAGGTGCGCGACGAAGATCCCGGCGAGGTGTGGGCGGGGCTCGGCAAGCTCGACCGTCACACGCTGCAGGGGATCGCCGTCGCGTTGGCGGCGTTGACGCCGATCGAGGCGCCCGGCGTGACCAAGTACCTGCGCTCGCTTGCTGGCGGCGGCAACCCCGCCGCGGGGCTCGCTCGCCTGGTGCCGACCCGCGAGACGTCCGACGGCATGCCGCTGAGCCTGCTCGACCAGATCGAGGCCGACGACGAAACCGAAAGCGAGACAGGCGAATGAGCCCGATCGACGAGTACATGCAGGTGCCCGAGCACTGGCAGGCCGACGCGCTGTGCGCGCAGGTCGACCCTGATCTGTTCTTCCCCGAACGCGGGCAGCCGGGCGCCCCGGCGAAATCGGTATGCGCTCGCTGCCCGGTGATCGACCAGTGCCGCGAGCATGCGCTGAGTTCCCCCACCGAGTTGTGGGGCGTGTGGGGCGGCCTCTCGCAGCGAGAGCGCCGGGCAATCATCCGTGGCGATCGAAAGGCCAACGCAGCATGAGTGATTCAACGTCGGGCGTGATCTGCGACGTGTGCGGACTGTACGACGCTCGCGTGTTCGACCCGTGCGGCGCCAAGTGGTGCCGCGTGTGCGATCTGCTGGGGCTCGGCGAGCTGGCTGTGCGCGAGCAGGTCGAGGCGGTGGCCGAGGCGATGGGCAAGGCGTTCGACGAGGTCGTGCTGTTCGATCCGACCGACGCCCTCGGCGCCAAGCTCAACGAGGCGCTGAACGAGGGGCTGCGCGAGTCGCTGGCGAAGCCGATCGACGCTGCGGTGCTGTACGGCAACGTGACCGAGGCGGGCGACCCTGACACGTGGGGCGAACCGTTCGGCGCGACAGTCGATTACGCGGCGATCAATGAGCGGTGGCGCAAGCAGATGGGCGAGGCCGCCGCGGTGCCGCCCGCGGTCGAGGCGCTCGACGAGATCAACGCCGGGCTAAAGACTGTCGACGACGGCGTGCGGCCTGACTTCATGGGCATGCTGCAGCAGGTGCTCACCGACGCCGACGTGTCGGTACCGGGGCGGCTGTACACGATTCCCGAGCCGCCGGTCGTCGTGCCGGTTCGCGCCGACGGCGGCACGTGCTGCGGTGGCGGCGCCAATCCTGGCGGGCATGAATGGAACTGCCGCGTGTACAAGGCGGCTGCGGCGATCGACGGCCTGATCGACGAGACGCTTCTGCCCGTCGCCGAGGGCGACGCGGTCGAGCACCCGTCGCACTACACGTCGAGCAAGGCGGCGTGCAAGGGCTGCGGCCGTCCTATCGAGTGCATCGACATTGTCGAGCACATGGGTTACAGCCTCGGCAACGTGACCAAGTACGTGTGGCGCTGCGATCTCAAGTTTGACGCGATCGAGGATCTGCGAAAGGCCCGGCAGTACCTCGACTTTGAGATCGCCAAGCGCGAGCGCGAGGCGGCGGCCGGTGCCTGAATTGACGGGGCCTCAACGCCCCTGGTGGGCCGACCGTGACGCGGTTCAATTCTGGTGCGAGCAGCAGCAGTTTGAGACAACGCTCGCCTACTTTGACGGCCTGACCAACGCAATCGAGCACCAGATCGCCTACGCCGCCGCAGATCCCGCCGCGGCTGCGCAGGCGTCGCTGCAGGCGCTCGATCTGCTGTGGTACCGGACCAAGGTCGTCGAGGCGTGGGGAGGCGAGGCCGTGCGCAGCCTGCCCGAGCCGCTGCCGTTCCAAGCTGGCGACCCGGCGCACGTGATGATCTGCGCGTGCTCGCACCCGTACACCGATCACAGCGACGTGGGCTGCTCACATTGCCCGCACTGCAACGGGTTCAAGTATTCACACGACGACGAAGGAGTGAGTAATGGCCGCTGATCTATCGGCCCTCAAGGGTCACGTCGACCTGATGCGCCACGCGCGCACCGAAAAGGCGAAGTGGGCCGACGTTGAGAAGCAAGCGAAGGCCGCGATCGAGGAGGCCCTCGGCGACGCCGACGAGGGCGAGATCGGCGGGCAGGTTGTGGTGCGGCGCAAGGAGATCAAGAGCAACAAGCTCGATCAATCGCTGCTCAAGAGCCTGCACCCCGACGTCGTCGCCGAGTGCACCTCAAGCTCGGTCAGTTACCGCATGGATCTGGTCGAAAACAACTAGGGATAGGAGCCCCGCAATATGGCAAGGCAATTGATCGTGGTCGACGTCGAGACGACCGGATTGCACGACAAGGCAGCGATTTTGGAGGTCGGCGCGATCAACCTCGACACGGGCGAGTCGATGCGGTTCGTTCCGTTCGTCGACTGCAAGCAGTTGGGCGACGCGCAGCCCGAGGCAATGGAGATCAACCGCTACTACGAGCGCGGCCTGTGGCGCGAGCAGATCGACGTGCGCGAGACGGCGAGGGCGTACCGCGAACTGCAGGAGTGGCTGCGCGGCAACACGTTCGCCGGATCAAACCCGACGTTCGACAGTGAGCTAATCGCACGGCAGGTGACCGATTGGGGCGCGATCTTCACCTCGTACGTCGGCAAGGTGTGGCATCACCGGCTCGCGGATCTCGCGGCGTACGCGGCGGGCAAGCTCGACGTCGACCCGACCGAACTGCAGGGCCTCGACGGCGTCGCCGAGCGCCTGGGCGTGCCCTCGGTCGACCGGCACACTGCCCTCGCCGACGCCTACGCGACGGCGATCTGCTTCGACACGCTGCGCAACACCAAGGCGGCGGCCCTGTGACGTTCAACTGGTCAGGGCAGAACATCGAGCCCGACTCTGTCGTGTGGCGAGGCGCCCGCGACGGCAATCTGTCGAGCTTCAAGATCGGCGTCGTTAAGGCCGTGGGCGTGACCCCCGGCAAGGCAACGGTGCGGTGGGTCGTCGAGTGCGGGTACCGCGGCGAGGCCCGGCCGCTGCACTCGACCGGGCACCCGACCGTCGACAGCCTGACGCTCGTCGATCCCAAGACGCTCGACCCGAAGATCGTCGAGGCCCTTTGGGAGGCAATGCGATGAGCAATTACGCACACGTGGGCAAGGTCGAGTTTTCGATCGCCGACGGCACGGTCGGAGGCCGCCCGCAGTTTCGCGCGGTCGAGATCAGCGTCGGCGTGCGGGCCGATACGGGCGAGGTGCTGACGTCGGTCGACGGCAAGAACGGCGGCCCGTGGCCGCGGCTGGCGCCCGCGAAAGCAAGCGAGCTGGCTGTGCTGCTCGCTCGGGCAGCCGAGCAGGCCGACGCCCTGGCGACCGCTTACCAGGCGTACCAGGCGGCGCTGCAGGCCGCTGAGGACAAGTTCGCAGAGGCATTGAAGGGTGAGACGAAATGAGCACGAACGCAGGGTTTTTCGGGCTGACCGACGACGCCCCCGAGCGCGACAAGCCCCCGACACCTACGGCCGAGTTCAACGCCGGGCTGCTCGCTGACCTCAAGGGCGTGTTCAAACGCGCGTGGGCGACGCACGCCCGGTCGGCACAGAAGGCCCTCGGGCCGTCCGAGGTTGGGCACCCGTGCGCGCGGCGGCTGGTCACGGCAATGCTGGAAATGCCGCGGATCAACCCCGAGGGCGACCCGCTGCCCGCGTGGCTTGGCACGGCCGGGCATAGCAAGTTTGAGGATGCGGTGCTGTACGACAACGATCGCATTGTCGACGAGTGGCTGCGCGACCGCGAGCAGCGGTGCACGGTGCTGCGCGAGGTGACCGGCGCCGACGGCGTGATTGACCCCGACGCCGAGCCGACGTACGTCGGGCGGTGGTTCTCCGAGCGCAAGGTGCGGGTGAGCGGCGGCCTGGCGGGCACGTGCGACCTTTACGACACGTGGACCGACACCGTCATTGATCTGAAATTCCCTGGTGCGACGGCGTTCTCGACGTACAAGAAGCAAGGCCCGTCGGCCGAGTACCGCGTGCAGGCGCATTGCTACGGCAAGGGCTACCGCAACGAGGGTTTCGACGTCAAGCGGGTGGCGATCTGGTTCATTCCGCGCGGCGGCACGCTGTCGAGTTCGTTCGTGTGGTCCGAGGCGTACGACGAGCAGGTCGTCGCCGACACCCTCACCAAGCTGAATGACATTGCGCTGGTGCTGAATGACCTCGACATTGAGGAGCACCCCGAGCGGCTGGCGCTGGTCCCGAAGCACCCGCACAACTGCATGTTCTGCCCGTATTTCGTCACCAAGCCCGAGCCTGAGAAGCCGTGGGCGTGTGAGGGCGGGGCGTCGTGAGCCCGTGGCGTATCCGGCGCCTGGTCGAGGACGGCCGGGTGGTCGGTTGGGTGATCGAGCAGCGCGTGCAGTTCGCGGGCATGCCCGAGGCCGAGTACGTCGTCGTCGACTACTGCAACAGCGGCAACGACGCGCACCGACTGTTTGCCAATCAGGGCGTTTTAGCGGCCTGACGTGCAGAGATCCAATTTTGCCGGCGTTAGCTCGCAGCGGTTCGGCGATCCGTCGCGGTGGCTCATAACCCGCCGCGGCGGTCGCTGGACCGTACGCCCGCCCGTCGGCACGTTCTGGGGCCGCAGCAGCACACACCAGACCGGCGACCAGGCCCTCGCCGACTACCGAGCGCAGACCGCGCACACCAAGGGATAGGAGCCCAACATGACACAACGCAGCGACGTGGCCGACAAGGCGGCCCGGCTGCACCTCGTCGGCCTGCCGTCGGCCGTCGAGAGCGGCGTCAACGCCTGGCTGTGGCAGCAGCAGATCGACGTCAACGAGGCGACCGAGCGTGTCGCCGATCGGCAGGTGCGGCTGCTGACCGTGCAGCGCGAGATCGTCGACAGCCAGCTCGCTGAGGCGACGGCGAAGCGCGACGACGCCCGGCGGCAGGCCGAGGTCGCCCGCGAAATGCTCGCGGCAAGCGAGGCGTGCAAGTGAGCGCCCGGTCGACGTTCACGGCCCGTTACCGCGGCCGGTGCGGGGCCTGCTCGACGTCGGTTCAACCCGGCGACGAGGTCGCGTATATGAGCGACGGCGCCCTTATACATGTTGATTGCGAGGACACCTCGCAGGACTCGACCAACGTGCGACGTCACCCTGTGTGCGCGACGTGCTGGCTTGAACACCCGAAAGGTGAGTGCGACTGATGCTCAAGGCAATTGCTGCCGCTGTGGCGGCCGTTCTGATCGCCCTCGGCGCGACCGCATGCGATCCGTCGACCGGCGGCAGTTCAGGCGGCAGCGGCGACGACAGCGGCCCGCACGGCGTCATCCCGATGCCGATGCCCGGCGGTGGTACCAACTTCATCATTTTCTGATGGCTCGGCACTACTGCCACGGCGACGGGTGCGGTTACTGCGAGGCCCGTATCGCCGAGATCGAGTACGAGCGCGATCACCCCGACGAGGTGCATCCGTACTACGACGGCACATAAACCCCCGCTGCGCCCGGCGGGCCGAAATGGGAACGGGCGCACCAGGAAACACAACTGAACAAAGGAAACACAGCAGCACATGAGCAACGATTCGTACGGATTCCTCGGCGGCGGCGGCCCGGCCTCGGCGAAGTTCGCCAGTCACGGCGACGTCGTCGGCGGCGTGATCGCGGTCGAGCCCGAGCAGCGGCAGCAGACCGACATGAAAACCAACGAGGGCCTGACCTGGAAAGACGGCAGCCCCCGCATGCAGCTGATCGTCACCGTGCAGACCGACCTGAACGACCCCGAGATCGAGGACGACGACGGCCTGCGTCGCCTGTTCGTCAAGGGTGAGATGCGCAAGGCCGTGCAGAAGGCCGTCATTCAGGCGGGCGCGAAGGGCCTCGACGTCGGCGGCGAACTGTACGTGACGTACGTCGGCGACGGCGAGAAGAAGGGCAACCTGTCGGCCCCCAAGCTGTACACGGCGACCTACGCCAAGCCCGCCGCAGGATCGGCCCCGGCGCCTGCCGCGGCGGCCCCGGCTGGCGACGCCCTGCCCGACGGCGTGACGCCCGAGGCATACGAGGCACTGCAGCGCATGGGCATGCTCAAGAGCTAGCAGCCTGACCTGTACGGCGAGCCGGTGGCGCGATGGGACGTCACCGGCTCGCCTTGTCTCTCAAGCAATTTGAACACCAGGGATAGGAGCCCCCGATGATCACCGTTTACACGACAGGCCCGGCCTGCATGAAGTGCAACCTCACCAAGCGCGCGTTTACCGAGAAGGGCGTCGAGTTCACCGAGGTGCGCCTCGACGAGTCGCCCGAGGCGCTGACGGCCGAGTTCATCGCCGCCGGGCACCAGGTCGCCCCGATCGTGCACGACCAGCTCACTGGTGACATGTGGTCAGACTTCCGGCGCGACAGGATCAAGGCCGCGATCGAGGCCCGCGCGTAATGCCGACTGACGCAAGGCTGTTCGACCGTATCGCGCTGACGCGCGCCGACGGCCGCTGCGAGTGCGGCGGCGTCTGCGGCCGGTCGCACCAGTTCGGCGCTATCACCCGCTGCGCGAACATTCACGGCCGCCCGTCGCTGCACGGCGCCGACAAGGTCGTGAGCCTGTCGGTACTGCCGCTCGACGGCAACGCCCGAGACATGAGCGACGGCAACGTGATCGCGTTCTGCCAAGCGTGCAGCAAGCGGCACCGAGCCAAGCTGCAGGCCGCCGCAGACAAGGCCGCGGCCCGCGCGGCGATCGAGGACGAGCACAACGGGCTGTTTGCGCTGTGAGCGCGAGCGCCCGTGCCCCACAACTGAATAGAGGATGAGTGAACGGCCTAACTGACCTGCTCGAAATGCTCGGGTACACCGACGGCGAGCACGTGAGTATCAACTACCAGGCGCCCGGCGGCCCGTTCTCGTCGACCGTGATCGAGTACGCCGAGGACAGCGACGCGCTGCAGGGCCTCGCCCTGACGCTCGGCAACGGCAAGCACCTGTGGTTCGGCGTCAACCCGACGAGGCCCCGGCCGGTCGACGAGGACGGCAAGCGCAAGGGCCGCGGCACGGCCGAGGACGTCACCCGGCTGGCTGCGATCTGGTGCGACCTCGACGTGAAGGGCGGCGCCTGCAGGGATCTCACGCATGCGCACCAGGTGATCGACGAACTGTCAGCGATCCTCGGCGTGCGGCCGAGCGCGGTCGTGTACAGCGGCAACGGGCTGCAGCCGTATTGGCCGATCGACGACGGGCTGATCGAGGCCGAGGGCGCCGAGGACATGGCCGCCGCGAGTGCTGAACTGCGCGCCGAGTGCGCGGCGCTGCTCAAGCGGTGGGGCCGCCTGGCGTGCATCGTCGCCGACGGCCTGGGCGCCAAGATCGACCGCGGCGTCTACGATCTCGCGCGCGTGCTGCGGGTGCCCGGCAGTTTCAACCTCAAGGATGAGGCCGAGCCCAAGCCCGTGACGATCGAGGCAGACACGGGCGCCCCACTGTCACTTGACGAATTGCGCGACAGGCTCGACGAGCACGGCGTCGCCGAGTACGAGGGCGACCGGCGCACCTCGCAGGAGATCGTCAGTCGACCCGACGCTTGGAAGTTCGCCGTCGGCACGTGCGAGTATTTCGCGCCGACGCTCAAGGCGTGGGCCGAGGAGCCGATCACCGAGCGGCACCCGTGGCTCGTCAAGGTGACCGTGCGACTCATGGCGGCGCTGCGGCACGGCTGCCTGACGGCCGACGAGTTCGCGGCGGCCGAGGACATGATCAAACGGCGGTTCACCGAGGAGTGCGCGCGCACCGGCCGCGACGTGCCGGGCTTTGAGATCCCGAACGCATTCCGCTGGGCCGAGATGCAGGTCGCCGCCAAGCCCGACGCCGAGCTTGCGACCGAGTACGGCGGGCACATTCACCTGATCGACCGAGTCGCCCCGCGCGAGATCACGCTCGACCTGGTGCACGACGAGCCCGCCCCGCAGCAAACGAAACCGGCACCCGAGGCCGGCGTTAGCTCGGACGGCGCATTAGCGCAGGTAGTAGACATAAACGAGCGTCGCAACGCCGTTGCTCCCGCGGTCACTTTGACTGAGACGGGCAACGCTGATCTGCTCGTCGATGCGTACGGCGACCGGCTGCGGTACTGCCCCGACACGGGCAAATGGCTGTCGTGGGCGGGCAATCGCTGGTCACACGGCACCGACAACGGCGAGGCCCTGGTCGCCGCGCGCAAGGTCGTCGAGGCAATCCGTATCGACGACGACAGCCCGCGCGATCTGATCCAGCACCGCATGCGCAGCCTGTCGCGCAAGGGCCTTGAGAACATGGTCGCGCTCGCCAAGGCACAGCCCAAGATGCGCGTGCGCCTGGCCGACCTCGACGCCGAGCCGCACGAACTGAACACGCCGAGCGGCGTCGTCGACCTCAAGACCGGGCAACTGCTCGCGCACACGCCGAACGGCTGGCATACCAAGATCACCGGCGCCGGTTACAACCCGGCCGCGGTGGCACCGAAGTGGCAGCGGTTCCTCGCCGGTACGTTCGGCGACGACGTCGAACTGATCAGCTACGTGCAGCGCCTCGCGGGCCTGGCGGCGATCGGCAAGGTGACGCACCACGTGCTGCCGTTCCTGTTCGGTGGCGGGTCGAACGGCAAAAGCGTGCTCATGGACGTGCTCACGAACGTGCTCGGCGATTACGCGATCGTGGCGCCTGCGAACTTCCTGCTTGCCGGGCGCGATCGGCACGAAACGGAGATCGCCCGGCTGCACGGTGCCCGCATGGTCGTCTGCTCGGAGATCAACGCAGAGAGCAAGTTTGACGAGGCCAAGGTCAAGGTGCTGACGGGTGGCGACGTCCTGTCGGGCCGCTACATGCGGCAGGACTATTTCGACTTCATCCCGTCGCACACGCTGTTTCTGATGGGCAATCACCAGCCCCAAGTCAGCGCGGGCGGTACATCGTTCTGGCGGCGGCTGCGCCTTATCCCGTTCCTGCACACCGTCCCGCCGGAGCAGCGCAATCCCAACCTCGCCGTAGAGCTGGTTGCCGAGGAGGGCGCCGCCATTCTCGCCTGGGTGGTTGCAGGAGCCCGTCAGATCGCCGCTGAGGGCCTCCGCGAGCCTGCCTCGGTACTGGACGCCACGAAGGAATACAGCGAGCAGGAGGACGCCCTCGGGCGGTTTATCGCCGAGTGCTGCGTGCTGACGGCGGGCGCCAGCGGCGGGGCGAAGCCTGCCCTTGTGCTCAAGGCTTATCAGCGGTGGGCGATGGCGAACGGCGAGGACGCGATGGTGTCTCAGATCAAGCTCGGGCGCGAGTTGTCGGCGCGGTTCGGCGTGCGCAGCGTGGCGACTCACGGGGCGCGTGTCTATGCGGGGCTGGGCCTGCTGCCGGGCTGGGATCTCTCCAACGAGTTGGGCGGGTTCCGCTGATGCGGTGGCCCTCGCAGCTAGCTAACGGCACAGATCTGTGCCCAAAGGCGTGCCCACGGGCACAGATGGCACAGATTGGCACAGATCGAAACGGCGAAAGTGTGCCCGAGTTTTCGCAGGTAAAAGCACCTTTTAGGTACTTGGGCACAGATGGCACAGATATTTACAGGTTGGTTTCACGTGAGGGTTTCCGGGGCGTTTTCCCTGGTCGCGTGTCGCCGGATGCCGTGTGTAGGGCTCATATGCAAAAAAGTGTGCCATCTGTGCCCGACCCGTTCCCAGCAAACACCGCGGCCCGATGCGCGGCCTAGCGGGGGCCGCCTGGTTCGACGGGGCGCTGATCAGCGGCGATTGAGCCGGGGCGCCGCGAAAATGCTGGACACACAACTGAATAGGGAGCACGGAGTGACCGACCAGACTCTCGACCTCGGCCTCGACCCGGCCGAGCAGATCGAGCAAGCCGACCGATGGGCGCGCGAGCAGGCCGCCGAGTTGCTGCTCGACATGGTGCCCGCCGAGCAGTACGACGTGCTGTATGCGGCCCTGAGCGCCCGTGTGACGCACCAGCGCAACGGCGGCAGGCAGTTGCGCATGTTCGTGCCGGGCAAGCCAGCGCCGCAGGGCAGCAAGGATTTCAAGGGGTTTGCAAAGGCGCTGCCGGGTCAGGCGCGCGGTAAGGCGATCCTGGTCGAGTCGAGCGCCGAGGTCGGCCCGTGGCGGGCTCGTATCGCCCTCGCTGCGCAGGATGCGATGCTCGCGGCCGGGTTGCCGGTGCTCGACAAGAAGTACCCCGTTGCCACGTCGCTGACGTTCGTCATGCCGCGGCCGTCTGGGACGCCCAAGAGCTACACGCCGCCCGCGGTCAAGCGGCCCGACGCCGACAAGCTAGAACGCGCGGTTAATGACGGCCTGACTGACGTCTGCTGGCTCGACGACTCGCAGGTCGTCGAGACTCATCGCCGCAAGGTGTTGGCCGAGTTGCAGCAGCAGCCGGGCGTGCATATCCGTGTGTCGTCGCCGGGTTGGGGCGACGCCGCGATCGAGGCGTGGCGGGCCGCGAATGCCTGAGTTGATCGAGCTTTCCGTCGCCGAGGTGCAGGTGCTCGCCGACACGGTGCGCGCCCGCATCATGCACCCGTCGCACACGCCTGTGCAGGCGATCCGCGCGGGCCTGTCGGCCGTGAACGCCTTGCGTCTCAAGGCTGCTGAGTCGAGCGGCGAGCTGGCTGCCGACGCGCCGGTCGTGCGCCTGGCGCCGAGGCCCCGGCCGCGCAAGGTCGCCGCCCTCGGTATGCGTGAGCGGTCGTCTGAGTGGCTCGACGTTGACGGCGATTCGTGGCGCTGGTGCTTCATGCGCAGCCTGTGGCAGTACAAGCCGTGTGACCCGCAGCCGTGGGAGCACAGCGCCGACGACGCCGAGGGGTGGATCGACTGCCCGACGGGCCGCGAGGGCGACAGCCCGTCGTCGCGGTATGCGCCGTTCACGGAGGTGCTGCGCGGGTGAGTTTGCCGGTTTGCGCCAATTTTGGCGATCCGCGCAGGTCACCGGGGGTGCTCGAGCCGCTCGCCGGCGTTTGCCCGCCGGGTGCCGGGATCTCGTACTACGGGGCGCCTGCGCCTGTTCATCCGACTGAGTTCGACGCCGAGGAGGGCGTGAGTGTCTGAGTGCCGCAACTGCAAGGGCGCCGCGAGCATGGTTCTGTGCTGGACGTGCGGCAAGGTGCTGCGCGCGGGCCTGGTCGAGTTGCCTTGGTACCTCGCGCGTCTCGCTGAGTCGGCGTACGGCGAGGCCAAGACGGGCCGCGAGTCGGCGAAGGTGTCGACGGGTGAGAAGCTGCCGAGTCTGCCGCTGAATGAGCGTGCGAGCAAGCTGCTGCTTGAGGCCCGCGGGCTGCTGACGCGCTGGTACCTCGATCTGCTCGCGCTGCCGGGTGTGCCGGTGCCGTCGGGTGACGATTGCGCCCGCAAGCTGGCGGGCGAGATCGGCGTGCTGCTGCGCGCTGAGAATGCCGTCGAGATGCTGGCCGAGGTGCGCCGCCTGCGCGCGGCGTGCGAGGTGGCGATCGACTTGCCGCCCGATCTGCAGTACGTCGGGCTGTGCGCGTCAATCAATTTCAGCGAGACGGGCGCCGAGGTTGAATGCGCGTCGCGGCTGTACTGCCGCCAAGGCGACGCCGAGGTCGAGTGCCGCAGGTGCCGGATGCGTTGGGACGTCGCCGAGTTGCAGGCGTGGATGCTGTCGCGGGTCGACGAGACGCTGCGCAGTCAGGCCGAAATGTGGCGGCTGCTCAAGTGGATTGGCCGCGACGTGCCGCGCAGCAGCTTCTATCGGCTGGTCGCTACCGAGGTGCCGTGCCGGGCGTACCGGCTCGCTGACGGCAAGCTGGTCGACGATCCGGCGCCGTCTGCGGTCGCCACGCCTGTGTACGCCTACAGCGACGTGGTCGCCGCCCTGGACGCCCGCGACGCCGCCGAGGCCGAGCGCCTGGCCGCCGGGCGCCGCAAGCGAGGCAGGCCCCGCAAGCCTGCAGATGTTGACGCGGCAACAGTTGCCAGTTGACGACTCAACAGGCCGGTGCTAATTTACGCAGCGGTACATACCACAAGGGGATAGGAGCCCGTGAAATGAAGTCTGTACGTGTGGTTTTGGCTGCGGCAGCGGTGGCTGCGGCGGCCGTGGGTTTGGCGCCGACGGCGTCGGCCGACTCGCAATATGACCCCGGCTGCAAGGTCGACCTGTGGGGTTTCCTCGGCAGCAGCCGCCGGATGATCTGCGACGGCCCGATACGGCCTGACGGGTCGTGGCTGCGCTCGCGCGAGTTCTACGTGCCTGCGCACCAGGTGCCGCTGCGCACGTCCTGCTATGGCAGCTACTCGATTTCGTGCACGACGACCGGCGGGTATTTCCAAGAGCGCACGTCGGACGGTATCGAGGTGTACCCGGTCACGCCCGATACGGTCCTCGGCGACGAGCCCGGTCACCTCGACGAGGGCGCCCGGTGAAGCGCACCAGGGCGGTCGCGCCCGCGGTGGCCGAGGTTGAGCGCCCCGAGGTGATCGTCAACGGCAAGGTGTTGGAGCCTGGCGCCGAGGTGTCGATCAAGGGTGAGCGCGGCCGGTTCCGGTTCGTCAAGTCTGCTCGCACCTCGACGGGTCGCGTTACCTGCGATTTCATTGGGCCTGACGACAATACGAAGTGCTGGCGATCGTTCTACCCCGAGCGGATCAAGACCGTGCACCGCATCCTGCGCACGCGGGCGAACGCCGCGGCCTGACCCTCGACGACGAGGCGCCCCTGACCTGCGAGGTTGGGGGCGTCTCGCTTATGTGTTGACAAGTCAACAGGGCATGGCATAAGCTGTTGATAGTTCAACACACCCGAGGGATAGGAGCCCCGAATGATGATCGACCGCAGCGGCGACACGCTCACCCTGACCGATGAGGGTTTCGAGATCGCCGACCGTATCGACCTGTGGCTTGAGGCGCACCCCGGTTTCCACAACGCGAGCAAGATCGCCCGCGGCGCCAAGTGCTCGACGACCGACGCGCACGCCGTGCTCGGCTGGATGCTCGATCAGGTGATGGTCAAGGCCGCCGGTAACGGCTGCTGGGTCAACTACTCCGCACGCTGACACTGCCCACGGGGCGCCTCACCAGGGGGCGCCCCTCGTCCCGAAAGGGGTTGCTCATGTACAACACTCACGTTTACGGCGAGGCCGTCGAGGAGTTCACGCCCGGCCGCCGGGTGGCAACTCACCCCGGCACGACCGCGTTCCTGCGCGGCGAGCGGTTCGGCGAGGTCGTCAAGGTCGGCCGCGACGTCGTGCACGTCAAGCTCGACACGGGCCGCCGGTCGACGTTCACGCCGGGCATGCTCGCCCACATGGCGGCCGACTAGCCAGCTCGCCGCGAGCGCCCTCGACCTGCGGGTCGGGGGCGTTTCTCGTTTCGTGTTGACAGTTCAACATCGCATGGTGTTGAATTATCAACAGGAGCCACAACCAAGGGATAGGAGCCCCAAGTGACCAAGTACCGCAACGCAGTCGAGCAGATGGCTTTCGACGGCCTCGGCGAGCAACTGACGTTTTCGCCCGCCCCGGCGCCCGCCCCGATCAAGCGCCCGGCGCCCGAGGTGGCACCCTCGACGCCTGCTCACATGGGCATGGCCGAGGCCCGCAAGATCGCCAGCGCGCTGATCGCCGAGCACGGGCTCGTCGGGTGGTCGGTCACGTTCGACAACGCGCGGCGCCGCGCAGGCGTGTGCAAGTACACGTCTCGCACGATCGGGCTGTCTAAGCCGCTGATGGCTCAGCGGTCCTACGCCGACACGTGGCAGACGATCACGCATGAGGTCGCGCACGCCCTGGTCGGTCACTCGCACGGGCATGATGCCGTGTGGGCGGCGAAGCACCGCAGCCTCGGCGGCAACGGTCAGCGTTGCTTTGAGCACCTCGACACGACGTCGCCGTGGGTCGGAACGTGCGGGCACGGCAAGGAGTTCGCTCGGTACCGGCAGCCCAAGAACATGACCGGGTGGCGCTGCAAGTGCACCCGCGGCGGCAGCCCGATCACGTGGGCGCGTCGCTGAGACGGCACGCCGACGAGGCGCCCCTGACCTGCGGGTCGGGGGCGTTTCTCGTTTCCTGTTGACACCGCAACAGGTTACGTGTTGAATGGTCAACAGAGCGGCCCGCCGGGTCGCCAACGGGATAGGAGCCCAACATGATCGACGTCAACAACATTCCGGCCGGGCTGCGCATGCAGGTGTACCGCTCGTCGCTCGGCGACTGCACCAACGGCGGCGTGTCGGCGGCGGCGTCGCACCTGACGCTCGTCGGGTACGTCAAGCCGGGCACGATCGGCGAGCGCAACAGCGAGCGCGAGGTGCTGCCGTTGCCCAAGGGCTCGCAGGTGTTCAAGGCGTCGGCCGAGGCCCCGGCCGTCGTGATGGTCGAGTCGAACCTGCGGGGCGCGCTGCCGCACCTGGTGCCGCTCGACGCTTTCCTCGCGGGCAAGTGGACGATGCACGGCGGCAACCTGTCCGGCGGCGATTCGCGTTTCGGCGAACTGATCGAGCGCACGTTCGGCGGCCCCAAGTGCGTGAGCACGCTGCCGGTGCACGACCGCATCGAGCACTGACCTGACGGCGCCCCGGCGAGTCGCTTGCAAGTGATCGCCGGGGCGCCCTCGCCCCCCACACAATCGGAAACGCCCAACGGGATAGGAGCCCCACATGAGCACACAACCAAGCGCACACGGCGACCGCTCGCCGCGCGAGCAGGCGACTCGATTCTTCCGCGGCTGGCTGGCCGCAGGCGTCGCCGCCTCGATCCTCGGCAACGTCACGCATGCGCTGCTGAACACTCACGCCGGTAACCCGATCGTCGCGGCGGCCCTCGCTGCGGTCGCCCCGATCGCGCTGCTCGGAGCTACGCACGGCGTGCACAAGCTGGTGCAGTCGCGCATCATTGGCGGCGCCTACATGGCGTCGCTGTGGATCACGGTCGCTGTCGCGTCGTCGGCGTTCGCGCTGTCTTTCGCATCGCTGCGCGAGTTGGCGATCGGGTGGGGCGGCATTGCGCCGATCATCGCGTGGCTGGTCCCGGTCGTGATCGACCTGTCGATCACCGGGTCGACGATCGCCTTGCTGGCGCTGTCGAGCGCCGAGCGTGCCGAGGTGCACGTCGTCGAGCAGCCCGCACAGTTCACCCTCGACGACCTCGCGCAGGAGCGTGCGAACGCATGGGCCGACCGTGCGCACGTGCACACCGAGGTGCACGCTGCTGCGCAGGCTGCGCAGGCGCCTGCACAGGAGCCCGCGCAGGAGCCCGCACGGCCGGTTACGGTCGCGTCGCTGATCGCCCGTGAGGCCCTCGACGTCGAGCCGACGACTGACCCGGCACTGTTCGGCGTGCACGCCGTCGCGGCCGAGCGCATCGTGTCCGAGGGTGTGACCCGTATCGACCGCGGCAAGGTCGCCGAGGTGCTCGCCGAGCACGCGCAGGGCACGGCCCCGAGCATGATCGCCCGCAAGCTCGGCGTCGGGTACAGCACCGTGGTGCGCATCCTTGAGCACGGCACGCAGGCGCCCGCTGCGATCGAGGCGGCGACCGCGTGAGCGTCGCTGACCAGTTCCCCGCTCGGGTAGGCACCGACGGCCGCGCGTGGTTCCGACCCGCGCGGCCTGCGGGCGTTGATATGGCGCAATGGGGTTGGACGTCACAGCCAGCTCTCGCGCACGCCGATTACGGCCGCGGCCCGCACGTCGTCGTGCACACGCCGTCGGCGACCGCTGTGCTGTGCGGCGGCCCCGGCGCCTGCACCGCGTGCGACGAGGACGCGCAGTGCAACGGGCTGCACCGCGAGGGCACGTGCGGCGGCGAGTGCTCGGGTTGCGTCGGCGACGGCGAGGGCGGCCCGACTCGCAGCGAGGCCGTGCGACTGCGGCAGGTGGCGCTCGACGAGGCCCGTACGGCGATCGAGGCGGCGGGGCTGCTGTGGTGACGCATGAGGCGCCCCCGTGGGGCTGGTATCACCAGGGCCGCGCGGCGAAGCTGCTCGGCATGCGACGCCGCGAGATCGGCGGCCTGGTGCACCGCGGCGTGCTGCGCGGCGTGCGGGTGCCTGACGGCAGCGGCGGCAAGGTGTGGGCGCTGAACGTGCACGACGTCGACCGGCTGGCGGCGTCGCCGAACTACCAACACGCCCGCGACATTCCAGACGTTCGGATGCTGCGCGCGATCGACGACGCGCAGCGCGTGATGTACGGCGTTGCCATGCGCAGCGACGTGACGCGCATTCTCGGCGGCCTGGCGCCCGACGCCCCGGTGCCGTCCGATGAGGTGCCCGGCGTGCCGTGGCGCCTGGTGCTCGCCAAGTTCCGGCGGGTCGCCGGGCGGGGCCTGGCCGACGGGTGCGACTGCGGGTGTCGTGGCGACTGGCGCCTGACGGCCGAGGGCGCTCGGCTGGTCGAGTTGTCGCGCTGCACCGCGGCGCCGTGCAAGGTGCACCGTGAGCACCGCGGCCGATGCTGACCGTTTCGCCGGGCATGGACGTGGCACGCCAGCGCCGCAAGATCACGACGCGCGCGGTCGACGCCGACGACGAGTACGAGGCCGCGTATCTGGTGCACCTGCTGGCGCTGTTTGACGCCGCGGTGGCCGCCGGTACGCCGAGGCCCGCGCGCGAGTTCCTGATGATGTGGTGCGAGGAGTTCGACAGGCCCGAGCCCAAGTGACGCAAGGCGACACGCCCTCGACTGAGTGATCGGTCGGGGGCGTTTTCGCGCGTTACGTTGCTGCTGCTCAACACAACTGAATATGGGATAGGAGCCCGGTTTGACCGACCGTAAGGGCCTGGGGCCGATCGCGTCCGTCGAGATTGACGGCGTGCTCTACACCGACGAGTGGCCGATACGCGCGCAGCGCAAAGATCCGGTGCAAACGCTGCAGTTCGCGCTCAACAGCATGACCGAGACGCTCGGGTACGCGCTCGGTTTCAACATGACGCCCAAGCCGCCGACTGTGCGCGAGGCCCTGGTCGACGTCGTCGATGCCGGGCGGGTGTTCCTGCGGGTGCTGTTCGCCGCTATCGCAGCCGGTTTCGCGCGTCTGGGCGCCGCTGTGGCGGGCCGCTGGCGCAAGCTGCGTGCGAGGGCCTGGGGCCGCTCGCGCGGGCCGCTGATTCGCTTGTGGGACGCCGAGTACAACCTCGTGCAGATCATCGCCCGCGGCGAGGTCGAGTCGGCACGGGCGTGGCTGCGGCGGCAGGCCCGTTTCGTGTGGGCGGTGCTGCGGCATGGCTGAGGTTGCGTTCCTCGACGGCCCGCTGCGCGGCCGTACGCAGACCGTGCCGGGCGACCAGCCGCGGCCGTCGCTCGACGTGTGCCACGTGGAGCCCCGCGAGGTCGTGTACGCGGCCGACGAGCCCAAGGGCCTCGCGTTCGACATTGAGCGAAAGGTACTGACCTATCGCGTGTTCCGCAGCCCGTACCTCGCCGGGCCGCGGTGGGTCGCGGCGATGGGCGAGCGGGTCGGGCAGACCGTGCTGTGTGTCGTGCCGTTCACCGACTATGCGGCCCGCAACCTGGCGGCCTCGATCGACGAGATTCTCAGCGAGCTGGCTACCGAGCGGCTGCGGCAGATGTGCGTCGCCGAGGGCCTGGTCGCCGTCGAGATCCGCGAGCGGTGGCGCGGCACGCTCGCCGAGGCCAAGACTGCGGCGCACCCGTACGCCGAGGGCGGCCCTAATCCGCTCGCGCAGGCGGCTGAGCAGTTGGGCGGGTACGTGGGCGACCCCGATATGCGCCTGTCGTTGTGGCAGGCGATCGCAGCGGTTCCGGCCGCCGATGTGCAGGAGGTGCGCCGATGAGCGCCAAGGTCAAGCCCGGCGACGAGTGCCTGACGATCTTTCCGGTTACGCGCGAGTACCTGTGCCGCGCACCGTGGGCGGTCGAGGAGTTGACGGCCGACGCTGCGCGCGTGTTGTCGCGCATGTGTGACGCCGAGGGGTTCGACGCGGCCGAGGTGACGCTCGCGTGGCAGGGCAGTCTGCGGGCTGCTCGTCGCGGCGGCCCGAGCGTGCACAAGGGCGCTGTCGACGGCGCTGCGCAACTGCCCGGCGAGGCCGAGGGCACGATCCTGTTCGTGTTCACGGCGAAGGCTGCGGCCCGATGAGCGGCGTTGCGGTCGTCGCCTCGCGGATGGACGCCGCCAAGACGCTTGCGCGGCGTCTCGGGTTGCCGGTGTCGCGGGCGTTCTCGGCGCGCAATCTGACGACGTCGCTGCGGGGCTGCGTGATCGACGCGGTGCTGCTCGACGAGGGCGTCGAGTTGTCGCCCGAGGTGGCCGAGGCGATCGGGTACGCGATGCTCGGGAGCAGCACGGGCGGCGAGGTGTTCCGAGTGCGCAGGGTGTCGCTGCCGCCCCCGTTCTAGCTAACGGCCGGCAGTGAGGCCGGCGGCCGCGTCGTCGCAGTTCAGAGAGTTTTCGTCGGAAAGCCAGCAAACGCCCCGAGGAGTCGAGCGCCTCGGGGCGTTTTGCCGTGTTGACACCTCAACAGGCATCATGTTACTGTTGAACCATCAACAGGGGCCGCAAGCCCCCGGCGATTTGAAAACTCAACAGTGACAAGGGATAGGAGCCCAACATGTCTGCACTTCACGTCTCCCGATTCGGTCCCATGCGCTCGTCGTTCACGTACGAGGAGCTTGCCCGCGATCTCGCTGCCCTGCAGCCCAAGATCAACAGGCTGACCGAGGAGTGGCTCGACGCGCGCAAGCTGTACGGCGACGAGTCGCCGCAGGAGCACGCAATCTGGTGGCACCTCGACAACGTCGAAATGGCAAAGGTACGCATCCTGCGCGAGGCCCGTCGCCTCGACAAGATCAACGGGATTGCCGCCTGATGGCCGCCGCGGATTGCAACACCTGCGGATGGTTCAAGAGCACCGACCGGCACGACACGGCCGTAATGCTCGCCGACCAGCACGAAAGCAAGACCGGACACCAGGAGATCGAGGTTCGATGACCCAAGCGAAACGCCCCGCCGGGCCGCCACGGCGGGGCGTTTTCGTTTGTCCCGAGAATCTTTCGCGTACGTGTTGACACCTCAACAGGTTGTGGGTTACTATTGACATGTCAACAGCACAACGGGATAGGAGCCCAAAATGCAGAACACCATCGCCGCCGAGATCGCCGCCAACTTCACCACGGGCGGGCGGGTGCAGGAGCGCAGCACGGGTCGGCAGGGCACCCTGCGCAACGATCCGGCCGCCGAGATCGCCATCGTGCAGTGGGATGACCTGCCCGAGGTCACCTGGGCCGAGTGGTCAGAGATCTGCTGACCGGCAGGCCGACGAGACGCCCCCGCGAGTCGGGGGCGTTTTTGTGTTGACAGGTCAACGGCCACCATGTAGTGTTGAGGTATCAACAGCACGACGGGATAGGAGCCCAAAATGCAGAACAGCAACTACACCAGCGAGTACGCCAAGGCGGCCGACATGCGCCGCACGCCTGCCTCGATCGACGGCGAGATCGCCGAACTGATGACCGAGCAGGCCATCCTTGAGGCCAAGCTCGCCAACGTGCGCAAGCGCCGCGCGCAGTTGAACGAGGTCTACGTCGACCGGGGCCGCTGGGAGCGCGCGTACCTGGTCGCCAACGTGGGCGGGCACGTGCACTCGTCGACCGGCTGCTCGACCTGCTTCCCTACGACCGAGTTCGGCTGGCTGACCGAGGAGTCGGGCAAGAGCGAGGCCGAGATCGTCGAGGCCGCGGGCGAACTGGCGTGCACGGTCTGCTACCCGAGCGCCCCGGTCGAGGTGCTCGCCAAGCCCGGCACGATCCGCAGGCCCGACCAGATCGAGCGCGAGGCACGGCAGGCTGAGCGGGCCGCCAAGAGCGCCGAGAAGGCCGCCGCGGCTGTCGTGTCGCCGAGCACCGGCCGCACGCTGTACAAGACCGAGCGGGCCGCCAAGAACGCCGTTCTGCAGGCCGCGGGCGATGCCCTGTTCTACGAGTTCAATCACCCGTCACAGGTCGAGTGGCAGCGCACCGCGGTGGCCGCGATCGACGCCCTGGTCGCCAAGGGCGCCGTCGAGCGCGAGGCGTTCGTCGCCGAGGTCGCCAAGAAGGCCGCGACCAAGCGCGTGCGCGAGATCAAGGGGTGGCGCGACGACCTGATCGTGCGGCAGATGATCGCCCTCGGCCGCGAGGTCACGCCCCCGGCGTACGAGGGCAAGAGCGTCGCCGACCTGGCGCCCCTGGTCGAGGCTTTCCTCGCCGCCTGACCAGCGGCACACGCGAGGCCCCGCCGAGATCCGGCGGGGCTTTCGTGTTGACATCTCAACAGACGCCGTGTAGTGTTGAGGTATCAACAACACGGGATAGGAGCCCCACATGAGCACGATCAACGCAACCGCCGGTCTGAGCTTCAACCTCGCCAACGTGCACGGCTACGTCACGGGCGTGACGTACGGCGCCGACGGCGCGGTCGAGGTGTTCGCCAAGGCCGCCCGGCACGACGACGGCCCGAGCGCCGGATACCGCATGGCGCACCTGACCCTCGGCCCCAAGGTGCGCGATCTCGCGTACGGCGCCGAGTACACGGTCGACTCGTTTCAGTTCATCACGGCCGAGGATTTCGACCGGATCGTCGACATGGCCGCGATTCGGGCCTCGCTCGGCTGGCGCGACTAGCAGCCAGCTCGCTGCGGCGGCCTGAGCGCCCCCGTAACGGACAAAGCGCCCCGCGGTGGTGTGACTACCGCGGGGCGCCTTGCTGTTTGGGCCTCGACCCCCCACAAGCGCGGCCCGTGGTCAGCATATCCGACACACGGCCCATACCGTGTTGACACCTCAACACGCGCCGTGTTACTGTTGACGAGTCAACACGCCGACGGGATAGGAGCCCACAATGAGCGTCAAGGTCACTTACCAGGGAATGAAGTTCGACGTCGTCGGATACGTCGACCCGCACCCCGGCATGGCTGCGAGCGATCGGATCTACTGGCGCGAGGATTGCGGCCGGTGCGGCGGCAGCGGCGTTTACACCTGGTACAACGGCATGGGCAAGTGCCAAGGGTCTTGCTTCGGCTGCTGGGGCGAGGGCAAGGTCGAGCGTTCGCAGTCCGTCTCCACGATCCGCAAGGCCGCCCGCGAGGCCGCCCTGTTCGCCGAGCACGGCGACGCAATCGCCGAGTACCACAACGGCATTGCCCGCGAGCGCGAGGCCGCCGACAAGGCCGCCGAGATCGCCGAGGCGTGGGACGCCGCGCACCGCGAGCAGGCCCGCCGGGCTGCGATGAACAACGGCACCGTGGGCGAGGTCGGCGAGCGCCTGCGCAACCTCGACGCCGAGGTCGTCGTGTCGACGAGCTTTGAGCGCCCGGCGTTCAAGGGATACGGCACGGATTACGTCAAGCTGGTTGTGTTCAAGCTCGACGACGGCCGCGTGCTCAAGGCGACGAGCACCGGCACCGGGCTGTACGGCCTCGACCGCGGCGACCGGGTCAAGCTGACCGGCACCGTCAAGGGCACCGGCGAGTACAAGGGTCAAATGCAGACGGTCCTGCAGCGGGTCAAGGTCGAGGTGGTCGAGCCCGCGGCGGCCTGACGACCAGGCCCTCGACGACGAGCCCCCGCTACGGCGGGGGCTTGTTCATTTCTGCGGCACGTGAACGCGATTGACGCCGCGCGCTTTTAGACTCTCACCCGCACTAGCACAACTGTGCCCGAACGGCCCCGAGCGCCCTCACAAGGGGATGCCGGGGCCGTTCCTATTGCCCGGCGCGACCGGGCTCGCAGCGCGGCGCTGAGGCGTCAACAGCGCGCGAGCGGTCCCGCCTGCCCGTCGTCGAGATCCTGGCTCTGGCGTTACGCCATACGCGATTACCGTCGCGGCCCTGCTGCGTGGCTGGTCACCCGCAGACAGGCCGCAGGCGCACGCGATCGAGGCCGAGCGATCCGACGGCGGGCCTCAACTTGCACGACCCGACAGCCGAGGAGGCGCCCCGCATGAAGCCCGAAACGATCGGCAAGATTCTCGCCCCGGCCGCCGCGATCATCGCCCCGGTGCTCGCCGACAAGCTGGCCGAGATCATCGAGCCCAAGGTCGACGAGTTCCTCGACAAGTTCGGCGAGAAGCTGCTCGACAAGCTGCCCGATCTGAGCCACCTCGACGACGAGGTAATCGACCTGATCAAGCGCGGGTTTAACGCGCTGCCCTTCCCGATCAAGCTCTGAGGAGTAGACCGCAATGGTGTTGGAACGCAACGGAATCGTGGAAAGCGCCGAGGCTGCACAGGCCAAGTCTGATCAGGCCGTCGCCGACGCCCTGTCGAGGCTGGCGGCGCCCGCTGTGGCGGCGGCCCCTCAGACGGTCCAAGGTGTGCCCGGTCAGGCCGGTATGCCGCAGGCGGCCCCCGTGCAGGCGGCCCCCGTGCAGGCGGCCCCTGTGGCGGCCCCTGTCGTCGAGCAGGCCCCCGTGCAACAGACCCCCGTGCAAGCGGCCCCCGTGGTGCAGGCGCCCGTACAGGCGCCCGTGGTGGCGGCCCCTGTGCAGGCCCCTGCTGTGGAGGCCCCTGCTGTGGAGCAGGCCCCTGTGCAGGCCCCCGTGCAGCAGACCCCTGTGCAGCACAGCAACCTGATACCAGCACGGGCAGGCAGTGCCACGCAGTACGCACCATTGAGTGCTGAGGCTGCTGCTGCGAGCACACCACGCAGGCGCAAGGATGCAACCAAGCCCGTTGCGTACGAAGGCTATTCGTTCTGACATGAGCGAGGGCCGCAATACAGCGAGGCGTGATCGCTTTCGTCGGCACTTCAAACGTCGAGGCGATGACTGCCACCTATGCGGCCTGCCCATCGACTACTCACTGCCGCACGATCATCTGCTGTCGTTTCAGATCGACCACATAACGCCGCTCGCACGCGGCGGCACGGACACGCTCGACAACTGCGCGGCGGCACATCGCAAGTGCAACCGCGACAAGTCCGACAGCCTGCCCGAGGGGCCTCTCGGGGGCGTCACGTTCGTTACTGACCGGACCTGGCAGCCCTGACGGCCCATCCCAGCAAGGGGGGTGGGGGGTGACCCCGACCGGCCGATCGGCGCCCCTCGATGGCAT